GGCACGCAGCTGCGCGGCGATCTGGCGGCCAATCGACCGCGACGACTCCTCGCTCGGCAGGCCGAGGAGCGCGCGGGCGTCGATGGGCGAGGCCGACTTAACGCGCAGCGCGGCGTCGCGCGCGGCGTTCATCGCGCGCGCCTGATCGATCTCGGATTCGGTGGCGCCAGCCAGCGGCTTGAATGTGGTCTGGTATAGGGATTTGGCGTTGGCCTGGAACTGCTTGAGCTTTTCGAGTTGACCATCCAGCGACTGCGCGGTCGTGGCCGCCAGCTCGCCATAGCGTGCCCGAACCGCCTCAACCGGGATGCCTTGCGCGAGCTGGTTGAACGCCGCGGTGACGTTCGCAGCCGAGCCGCGCTGGATCTGTTCCCAGGTGCGAGCGTTGGCGGTCTTCATGCGCAGGCCGGCGGCCTCGATCGCAGCCGCCGCCTTGGCGCCGCCCTCCTCGATGGCCTGCGCCTGGCGGCCGGTCATCGAGGCGATCATCTTGTCCGACGTCGCGGCGAGGTTGGCGAAGCCGGTCACCATGGTGGCCTGCATCAGCTCCATCTGCTGCGCAAGCCGGTCGAGGGCCGAGTTGCTGCCGAGCGCCTCCATCGACGAGATCAGGCGATCAAGGCTCGATGTCACCTTGTCGATGCTCTCGCCACCAATCGCCACTACGTTTACGTCAATTTGATCGCTCATAAGCAAAGCCCCCGTTAGATTGCCATTATCTAACGGGGGCTTCCATGAAGCAAGTTTTCTGCCAGGCTACTTCTTGGCCTGCTTTTCGGCGACAAACTCAAGGTAGGTGCTGTCAAGCCGATTCACGAATCTGAGGATACGCTCACGTTCTGTAAGATTGTCTATTTGAAACATGATGCAGTACGACAAGATCTCGGACATCGGTATGGGCAGCGGCCCGGCCATGCTCACGTTGCGGCTTCGGGAGAGAGTCTGGTACGCCGTGTAATAGTGGTACTGGCGAAAATCCAGTACCGGCCTATTTTGCAGCGCCTGGGGCGGGTGCCCCAGGTCTTCCTGCATCTGGAGCAGATACTCCAGCTGCGCTCCCCAGGTCAGATCCCAGCGGAGGTAGTCGGCGAGTTTTTTTCGTCGACCTCCTCGGCCTTCACGCGGAAGTTGCGGAAGTCGGCGGCCTTCTTGGCCACTTCGGCCTGGAAGTCCTTGATCTGCAGCAGCATCTCGGCGTTGGCCACCGAGTACGGCAGCTCTTTGCCCTGGAAGCCCAGCGGACCGGTCCAGCCCAGCAGGATCGAACGGGACATGACGTGCGCCATGATCTTGTTCGAACGATCTTCGGCGGTCGCCAGCTGCTCGTCGGTTTCCTTCTGGTCGAGGGTGTGCTTGTGTGCCTCGTACTGCTGCGCCAGCATGCGCGTGTACTTCGGGTTGTGTGCGCGGGCGATGATGAGCTTGACGCCGCCGCCCCAGTCGACCTCGCGGCCTTCGAGTTCAGCTTTCGGGTCGGTCGCGTACTGGCTCCAGATATCGAGCATGATGTGTCCTTGCAGGGTTGAAATAGGGAAACCGTAGTGTGGAGAAAGAGTTGTCCGGTGTCAAGTTCTTCTTGGAAATGGCAACTGTGGTATGTTGCGGCCTACGCAGAATAAAAAGGGCGCGACCGAAGTCGCGCCCAACCCTGCTTCCCCACCCCTGAGAACTATTACGGCGCCACGGCGTCGCCGACGCGGTCGATGATCAGCGTCTTGCGCAGGGCCGCGACAGCGTTGCCCTTATCCGACACGGCCGTGAAGCTGAATTCAGCCATCATATCAGTGTCTTGACCACCTGCCAGCACCTGGCCGTCCGACAGCATCGCCTTCGGCACGGTGAACACGTAGCCGTTGCCGACCGAGTCCTGCGTCGACACGATGAACGACGTGTAGGTATCTGCCAGGAACTTGGCGAACAGCGCGCCGTTGGCGAAGTATACCGTGATCTTGCCGGTCACCTTGAAGGTGCCGATGCCCACACCGACCAGACCCAGCACACCGGCCGCGTCCTGCGCGCGCAGACCGCTGTCGATGTCGAACGAGATCGACTTGATCGACGTCGAGGTCAGCGGCGCGCCGCCTTCCCACAGCTGGCCCAGGCCGCGCACGCCGTTCTGGATATCGTACGTCTTCGAGGCGGCGACCGTGCCAGTCAGCTGCGTCGTGCCGTTGGACAGCATGTCCTTGCCGAGGAACGTGAACGTGGCTTCGGTCAGCGACTTCGAGGCGAACGTGGTCGAGAACTTCGACACGTTCATGCCGCGGAAAGTATGGTACTGGCCCACATCCAGCATCTGCTTCTCGATCGAGAACGGCTGCAGCGTCACGCCGTTGGAGATGCGCGAGCCGGAGATGACCGCGCCGGTGATGGCGCCCTCGGCCTTCAGCGGCGTGTTCACGTCCAGCGTGATGGTCGTGGTGCCGTTGGTCGACAGCACGCGCACGAGGTTGTCCGTGGTCGGGTTGTTCACCGCGCCCGGCAAATCGACGAGGATCCACTGGCCAGCAACGAGGTTCGAAAATGCGCTGGTACCGGTCGGCGCTGCGCCAGCGGTGATCACCGTGGAGGTTGTGCCCAGCACGCCGGCCGTCACGGAAGTCACGTTGAAAGCGGCACCAACGCCGTTGGTGCCGTAGGCAGCCCAGGTCGAGCGCATCAGGCCGGCCAGGAAGCGATCGTATTCAGCGTACTGCAGGTGCACCTTGATGTCGCCTTCGGCTTGCGCGCCGGTGGTGGTCATCGAGGTCAGTTCGGCGTTCGGGTTCAGCTCCTTGTCGTTTTCTTTCGACAGGTTGAACTTGAGGGACTCGCCCGTGTTGCGCAGCGCGTACGGGTTGCCGGTGGTCGGGATGGTGCCGAAAGTCGATTCCAGCACATACGCCAGCTGGAGGCGATTGGCTGCTGCAAACGTGGGCATGGTAGTTCTCCGAGGAAATTTCCCCGAAGTCTACCAAGGAAATATTGCCACGTGTAAATAGTTTGCCACTTATTTGTGCAGCTTCGTAAAGTAGTAGAACGGGATGATCGCCGGCTCGTACCAGAGACCCAGATGCGCGCGGCCGCCGACCATCTGGGCCGCCTGCAGCTGCACACCTCCAAGGTTCTGGGTGCTGAAGTAGGGCAGCACGAAGTCACGCAGATCCTCGGCGTCGGCCACGCCGGCACCGCTCTTGACGACCGCCGTCAGCACGAGCTGGCCGTCAACGCGCACGAGTGGATCCGGGCCGATCTCGGCCTGGTCGCCGCCCATCGCCGCGATCACCACCTGCAGGAACGGGTCGGTCTGCTTCGACAGATCGATCAGCGTGCGGTTGGGCGTCTCGACCGCAAGCGGGTAAGTGGTGAAGTCGGCAACGATCTGATTGACGACGGCCATGATGTTGGCGCGCGCGGCGCTGAAGGTGAGGGGCGTGGTCATGGCGCGGGATCCTTGGGTTTGATGTTCTGGGCCAGCGTGCGGATGTAGACTTCGATGCTGGTGTGCGACGGGATGACGTTCTCCGGGCGCAGGCGCTCGATTCCGTCGAGGCCCTGCATCATCGTGCCGCTGTCATCGACGCGCAGCTCGGTCGCGTTCACGAAGTGCACGCGGCTCTTCAGCGTCACCTTCTTGAGCTGCGCGGCGCCACGGCCGAGCGAGGACCGGACGGCTTCCGGGTCGCCCGCCTGGTGCATGCGGTAGGTGGTGGTGCCATTCGGGTTCTCCACGGGCACGGTCGATGCGGCCAGCTTCTCCGGCCACATCTTGTAGACCGGCATGTCGCCGTCGACGACGATGTTCCAGTTGCTGGCGAAATCGCCCGACCATTGCGGCGACACCATCACCGCCCGCTCGTACAGGTAGTACAGCTTCTGCCGGAAGCGGCCCTCCGCAGTCTTGTGCAGCTTGGCACGCACCGCCTCCAGTTTCTTGAGGTTCATGCGGATCGTGTCCGCGCGTACCGCAATCACACCAGCCTCACGCGCAGGACGCGCGCGTCCTGCTCGACGATCGAGGTCAGCACGCGCCAGCGCGCGCCCATCATCGTCAGCTCGCTGTTCGGCTGTGGCGCGATGCTGGCGCTGGCGACGAATACCACGCGATCACCTGGCTGGTTGTCGGCCTCGACCTGCGCGCGGTAGCGATAGAACTTGAGCGAGTCGGCCTGCACCACCGGCAAGGTGGTCGAGATCTCGTTGAACTTGTCGGTCACGAGATTCAGTACGCCAGTGGTGAACGTCGCACTCTGGCGCGCGTCGGCGTCGAATTCGTCCGCCTCCAGCATGCACAGGCCATTGACCTCGGCGTAAACGCCGCGTACACGGTACAGGGTCGAGCCCTCGCGCAGGAACTTGCCGCGCACGTTCGCGGCCTCGTTCGGCGTGACGGAAACGCCCCAGAGCGGATCCCAATCACTGTAGGCTTTCGGGTTGCCCGAGTCCTTGTACAGCTCCTTCTGCGCGTACAACAGCGTGCCTCCGGCGTCGGCGCAGGCCTCGGCCGGCGTGAGCATGTGCATCGGGCTGGTGCCGCGCTTGATGTCCCAGATACGGCGGATGCTGACACCCTGGAAGCTGTCGATCGAGCTGTTGCCGACGAGCCAAGGTTCGCCCAGCAAGGTGATCACGCCGCGCGCGGGCGCGGTGACGTCGACGGTGGTCGTCATCGATCGCCGGCGGATGGTGGCGCCGGCCGAAGTCTGGTCGGTCGCGGCCTTCGAGTGGCAGTGAAACAGGTAGGCGCCGGTGTACGCGTCGTACACCGGATCGTTGTTGAAGTACGACGCGACGGCCGCGAACTCCATCATCAGGCCCCGGTGACCGGATCGGTCGACAGGCCGACCGCGACCCCGAAGACCTCGACGATGGCGGCCGGCGGCTGCGCCGCGGTGTTGATCAGCGCGTACGCCTTCTGCAGGCGCGAGCGCATGGCTGACAACACCGCGCCGATATCGCGACCCAGCTGCTCGTACGGGTTGACGTTGCGTGTGAGCTCGGCCTTCTCGTCCTTGATGGTGAGCGGCGCGAACATCGGCAGGGCGCCCAGACACTGCTGGGCCACGTTGTACGCGGCGTACGCCTGCATCAGGTCGAGGAAGCGATCCTGATCAGCGGTACGTACGGTCAGCGCGCTGATCATGGCGAAGTCGGAAATGATCTGGGTGTTCAGGTCGCGCAGATCCTCGCGCAGCCGCGTCGAGTAGATCGAGTTGGTCAGGACGGCGTCGGGCAGTTCCTGCGCCGAGACGCCAAGTGCGGCGCGCACGCTGTCAGTGGTCACGAGGTCGGTCATTTATTTCTCCTAGGATGGAGATATTGTGGCACAGAAATTGCTTCTGGCAAAGAAAAGCCCGCCTCGTGGGCGGGCCTTCTGTGGCGCGTCGTTGGTTATTTCGGCGCCGGCGTGAAGTCGACGTAGAAGGTGTCACCCTGGCGGAAGCGGCCCAGCAGTTCGGGATTGGTCACCGTCATCTGCAGGCTGGCCGACGGCGTCCAGTTCGCGAACGTGTTGTTCTCGTCGCTGCCGTCCGCCGGATAGCCGTCCGACTTGCAGACGGCGTTGAAGTGCAGAGTCTCGCAGCCGGAGCCCACGGCCACGTAGGAGACCGCCATCTTGGCGCGCATCACGGCGCTCATTCCTGCACCTCGCCGGCTGCCGGAGCCTGCACGTTCGGGTGTGCCTGCACGGTCGAGACCAGATCGGCTTCGCGCATGCGCTGCTCGGCCGCGGCTGCACGCGCAAGGCGGTCGGCTTCGTCGGCTTCGTTCTGGGCGTTGATCTTGGCCAGGTCCTTTTCGGTCGGCTCGTCGTTCGGATCCGGGCAGCGGATGATGGTGGGCTGCTCGTGGACCCATTTGGTCAGCTCGGCCTTGGTGGCCTCACCCGGCTCGAAGCGGGCGCCCGAGTAGGGATCGACCATCGGGAATTCGGTGGTGTTCTTCAGCCAAACACGTTGGTTTGCCATGGTGGTGGTCCTCAAGTTGTGGAGCGGGTATTGTGGCACGGAAACTGCTAGGTGGCAATTTGTTTGCTATACTAAAGGTTCAATAAACTTCATGAGGTAGGAAAATGCTCTGGATCCCACTCACCGAACCACATCGCCTGCCGGCCGCGTGCGGCCTGTACCTGATCCGCCATCGCGAGTCTGGCCTGGAATACGTGGGCAAGTCCGTGAACATCCGCTCTCGGGCCTACGATCATCGCCGGGCCCGCACCGGCGTCACGTACTTGTACCGTGCGATCCGTAAGCACGGCGTCGAGGCATTCGATATTTGCGTGCTGGCGCTTGGCACCGAGGCCGAGATGACGCAACTGGAGATCGACACGATCGCCGCGCGCGGCACGTTCAACCCAGCCGGCTACAACCAGACGCGTGGCGGGGATGGCATCTCCGGTTATCGGGCGACACCGGAGCATCGCGCAGCGATCAGCGCGCGGCAGCTGGGCCGGGCGATCACCGAAGAGACGAAAGCGAAAATGCGAGAGTCGCGGCTGATCAACAACCCGTTCAGAGGGCGCAGGCACTCGCCGGAAACGTTGGCGAAGATGTCCGCCGCGCTGACTGGGCGGCCTTCCGTCAAATCAGAGGAAGGGATGGAATCGTTCAGAGCGGCGATGGCGAAGCGTCGAGGTAAGCCGGGGCATAAGCACACCGATGAAATGCGGCAACATCTGAGCGACGTCAAGAAGGGCGTCCCGAGGCCTGATGGATTTGGAGATCGCTATCGCGGAGAGAAGAATCCCATGTTCGGAAAACGCTCAGCATTTGCGAAGCAGGTTATAGCCTGGGTGCCGAATAGCCTGACACCGATGACGTTTGACACAGCTGAACTGGCAGCGATATGGGCAGGCTGCAGTGCTGCGAGCATGAGTGCTTATTGCTCCGGTAAGCAAAGAGCAAAATCTGGAATCCTATTTGCGTTCGCATGAAAAAATAAAGCGACCTAGAAAGGTCGCTTTATTAGAAGCAATCTCCTGCTGACAGGAGATCACTAGTTAAATCATTACGAGATTACGAGTCGGTCGAAAGGAGTCAACTCCAGATCACCAAACGTCCTGTAGCACTCGGCCGACCAGTGCATAACCATCATCTCGCTGCGACGCAGGATGAAGGACTCGGTCGCCTGGTACTCGGCTTCCGTGTTGCTGACCAGCGTGATCGCCTTCGAAGCGTCCAGGGCCCAGACTTCGCCGGCCGGGATCGGGCCGCCTTCGGCTGCCGAGTCGACGATGAAGAACTTCACGTCCTGGAACGCCAGGTTGCCGACGCGGGCTTGCGCTTCGACGATCGGCAGGCGCTGGTCGTAAGCCGACAGGCCCGGGCGGCCGGTGCGTGCCTCGATTTTCAGGTACGTGTCGATATCGCAAGCTGCGTGCGTGATACGGCGCTTCTTGCGGTTGCGTGCCAGGAACTTCACCCAGGCCTTGTGCGTCAGCACGCCGCCGGTGGCAGCCGAGTCCAGCGAGGTCGACGTCACGGACGGGACGGCGCCGATCACCATGTCGTTGTCGCCCATGAAGATGCTCGACATGTAGGTGTAGACGCGCTGGTCCTTCTCGATCTCGAGGTAGCGCTTGACGGTCATGGCCAGCAGATCGATGGTCTGCGCCTTCATGGCCTGCTGCGACATCTCGATACCCATGCCGTAGGTCGGCAGGCGGCGGATCCGGTCGGACGTGGTGATCGACAGGATCGTCGGCGTCACGGCCAGCTGGGCGATGCGCTGCGCCTTGGCCTGGTTCGGACCTTGCGGGCCGGGCGTGGCGTAGTTGATGACCGGCTGTTCGAACGAGTCGCCGCCGATCGAGATGGTCTGGGCGACCATGTCGTTGAACATCACGGTGTCGGTCTCGCGATCCGGCTGGATGGCCGATTCGACGTACGCGATCAGCGCGGCCGGGAACAGGTTGCGCGACTGGGTACCCAGCGGCGAACCCTTCTGCTGCACGTTGGTCGGGCTGCCGGCGTTGATGCCGCTGGTGCCTTCCAGGATCTCGGCCACGGTCGGTGCGCGCAGGCCGAAGATATTGTCCTTCGGCGCGCCGATGATACCTTCGGAGGCGCAGATCTGGGCGAAGGGCGTGCCCTTGCCCATGTCCGCGTCCTTCTGGTACAGCGAGTTGATGTACTGCGGGACCGACTTCTTGGCGGTCTTGGCGGCCGCGTAGACGGAAGCGTCGACCGTGACCGGCTGGGCGTTGCCCGATTTATCGATGAAAAATGCCATTTTAATTAGCTCCCGATGCGCGAGATGACGATGGTGGTGCCGGGGGCGCCGGTACCTGCGGTGCCCAGCGAAACAACGCGCCAGGGATAAGCTGCCAGTTTTGCTTGCGCGCCGGCTTCGGTCAGCGTGGCCGGGACGGCGCCGATCTGGACGGTCGACTTGAGGACTTTCGGATACGGGTTGGCCATCGCGGTGCCCTTGGCTTCCTGCGTGCCGGCCACGACGTAGTCGCCGATCGCAAGGTTGCCGGTGCCTTCGGTCGCCTGCAGGCCGTTGGCCGTGACGTAGGCTTCCTTCTCTTCCTTCAGGCCGCCGACCGACCAGCCGTCGGACAGGGCTTGCTCGACCGAGGTGATGATGCCTTCGATCATGTCGCCGGCGGTGGCCACGTCGAACTGCGATTCGCCGACCAGCTTGACGATCTTGCCCTCGTCGAGGTAGGTCATGGAGCCGCCGGTACCCGGGACGCCAGCCGTCGCACGGGCAGAACCCAGGCGGACGGTCATGACGTCAGGGGTCGGACCCGTCGGCGTGATGTAGTGTGCTTTGGACATGGTGATCCCCTTTATTTAACGAGTGCGTTCTGCATGGTCGCGGCGAGCATCGGATCGAGCTCGGCCTTGACGGTCGATTTGTCTTCCGGCGTGGCCGCAGCTGCGACGCCGCCGACGCGGAACTGGGTCTTGAACACGCCGTCGATGCGCGCATGCTCAGCGACGATGTTGGTGGCGGTATAGCCTGCAGCGATGTCGGCCGAGCCGCCCAGCGCCACCAGCTTCTCCCCGATCACTGCGCGCAGCGCGCCGACGAGACCGTCGACAGCGGCAGCCTGCGCCTTGAAACCCTCGACCTCGACCCGGGCCGCGATCAGGGCAGCATCCTTTTCGGTCAACTGCGCTTGCAGATGCGCGACCAGCTCGGACGGCGCGGCGGCAGCGGCCGGCGATGCGATGCCGGTACCTTCGGCCGGCGGCGCGGCCGGCGTGGCAGCGCCGGTAGCAGCGGCTGCTGCAGCAGCGGCAGCGGCGGCATCGTCAGCGCCCGGCGCGGCGGCCGGATCGGCTGCAGCCGGATTACCCGGCGGATTGGCTTCCGGCGCGGTCGCCAGCGAGGCGATCACTTCCGGGGTAGCTCCGGTCGCCAAGGCGGCGAGTTGTGCGGCGTTGAGTTTCATTTGGGCATCCTTTTGAACTGTGGCAATTATTAGGCACGATTTTTGCTATGTCAACGATTTTTCGCTGCGGCAACAGCTTGGTCGCGCGTTTGCACCTTATCGACCAGGCCGGCGGTCACTGCCCGCTTGCCCATAAAGGTCTTGCCCTGCCCCATCCGCGCGCTGACCTCGTCGGTGGTGACGCCGCGCACCCTTGCGACGTGGGCTTCGAACATGGCGTTCACGTCATTCACCTGGGACTGCATCTCGGCCTTGGCGGCGTCGGACAGCGGCTCGTACGGATTGCCCTGCATCTTGAATTCGCCGGAGCGGATGACGGTCTTGTCGACGCCCTTCTCGGCAAGCTGTCGGTGGATCGAGGTGTGGATCATCACGGCGCCGATCGAGCCGGCAATGGCCATCGGGTCGATCGAGATGCCGTCCGCCGCGCTGGCGGCCCAGTACGCGGCGCTCGCGCCGGTCGTGCTGATGTGGGAGTGCACGGGCTTGATCTTCTTGATCTGGCTGATGTACTCAGCCAGCGGCGGTGCGCCGGCGGCGGCGCCACCGCCCGAGCCGACGTCTAGGAGGATCGAATTGACGTCCGGATCGAGCGCCGCCTCGGTCAGCGCCGAGGTGATGTCGTCGTAGCCGGTACAGCCGAAGAAGGCCATCCAGCCAGCCTGGCCCATGATGAGCGAGCCCTCGATCGGCACGACTGCAAGGTTGCCCTGCTTCTGCCACATCTTGGGCATGTCGGGTTGCGTGGCCTCGCCAGCGAGCACGCGCCTGGCCATGTCCTGCGCGCTGGCCTGCGCGCGCACCACGACTTCATAGCTCTCCTCGGAGCCGGCCCAGAGGATGTGCGTCATTTCTGCGGTCCTTTCGGTTTGCTGGGCGCATCGGACTTCTGGCCTTGCTGGCCAGCGCCCTGCTTGTTGCCCATCGGATTTTCGTTGCCCTTCGACGTGCCGTCGCCCTGCTGGCCCGCCATGCCGCCGGCCTGTGCCGCGGCGCCACCGCCAGCGAAGAAGCCGGTGCCCGACAGCGGCGTGAAGCCGGTCGGCGTCATCTCGCCGGTCAGCTCCAGCGCGGCCTCGTCGTCGGTGAGGAACCCAAGGCTGAGCTGCTCGAGCACGCGCGCCTGCTTCATGGCCTTGAACGACTCAAGCTCGAGCGTCGGGCGCAGGTTGATGTCGTCGAACAGGAACTCGACGGTCACGTCCATGCCGAACAGGCGCACGGCCAGCGTCATCGCCTTGGAGATCAGCTCCTGCAGCTTCAGGCGCACCATGCCGTTGGCGCTGAGCATGAAGATCATGGTCTCGGTGCTGGCCACGTTCTGCGAGCCCGAACCATGGCCGAGGACCGACGGCAGCACCTTGGCGCCGGTCGAAACCTTCTCGTCGTAGATCGACTTGACGGTCTCGAATTCGCCCGCGTTCGCGCCGTTCATCTCCACCGTCTTGACGGTGAAAAAGTCGAAGTGCACGATCGCATCTTCCGGGTTCATCGTGTTGATGACCGAGTTGATCGACGCGATCGTGTCGTTCATGTACTGCTTTGCCTTCTCCGTGTCGTTCAGGACTTCCGGCGGCAAGCGGTCGCGCAGCTTCTCCTCGTCGATCTCGACGTCGTAGCGCGGAAATACCGCGCGCTTACAGATCCGGCGCATGTCGTTGGCGAAGTCGGCGGCTGCCAGCACGGGCTGCACGGCCGCTTCCAGCGGGCTGATCGCGTACGCGGTCAGCAGATCCTGGTCGAGCGCGGTGTAGAAGAAGGTCGGGATGTCGAGGTCGATGTACTCGCCGCCGATCAGCTGCTGCGGCTTGATCGCCTGGGTGTTCTTGTCCTCGACGAACACCAGCTGCGAGACGGGCACGGGCTGGAGTTTGTAGGGCAGGCGGGTCTTGTCCAGCACCAGTTCCAGCGCGGCGCCGCCCTCGATGATGATTTCCTTGCCCAGGGCTTCGCACACCGAGCGCAGGCTGGACACCTGCGAGAAGCCCGACGCGAAGTCCGGCATGAAATCGAACTGGCGCAGGATGCTGTTGGCGAGCGCAGTGGCTTCGCGGTTGAAGCTGCCGTCCATGTTGCGGGCCCTGACGGTCCACTTTTCCGGAATGCCCACGCGCAGGAAGGAGCTGACCGCGGTTGACAGGTCTGGTGTCAGGCGCGCCAGCGTGCGGATCGCGCCGGGCGTGTTCGCCGCCTGGCGCGCGGCATTCGCGATGTCCGTCGTCATCGCGCCGCTGTCCTTCTTGGTCAGCGGCGAGCTGACGTACGTCGTGTTGGGCACATAGCCCGGCTGCGTGACCTGCTTGTTCGGCGTCTTCGGCGTCTGTACCAGCGGCATTGCCGGCTGGCCGGTGACGGGCGTCAGCGTGCCGCCGCCCTTGGGCGCGGTGCCGGTCAGCTTGGCAAAGAGTTGTCGGGCGGCATTAAGCATGCCGCGAGTATGGCACGGAAATTGCCTCACGACAATCAGGAAATTGCGCCAAAGAAAAAGCCTGCTTTCGCAGGCTTCGTCTCGGCCGGGAACCCCCAACCCTTACTACCGGACGTTGGCACCCGGTGGCAGCTTGTGGGACGCGGCCGCAGCCACAGGCCGACGCCTGCCTCTGACGCCCACGCGCTGGCCGCAGCTTATCAGAGTTCCAGTCCGGAAAGCAAGCCGTCGACCTGCTCCCTGAGCGCGCGGACACGCTTGGTCTGCCTGTGGATCGCATCGGCCAGATCCACCTGGCCGCCGGCAGTCTTCCCACCGACGCCGCCAGACGTGGGCGTTGGCTGGGTGACGGGCACGAGGCGCTGTGCCAGCTGCGCGACGCCCTCTATCAGGTACGACAAGGTCTGGTCGAGGTCTTGCAGGGCAGCGGGGATTTGCGGCGTGCGCGGCTGGCTGGCGATTCCGACACATTTTTCCATATCGATGGGGCGGTGGTTCATGGTGACTCCTGTAGGGTGGGAGCCGCCATGATAGCAAACAATTTCCAGATGTCAATGCTTGACCTTGAACGTCGAGAATAGCGGCACGCCGATGAATGGGATGTCGCGCGACGCGGTCTCCATCAGCTGCGCCGCTACGTGCAGGTAGCCCAGCGAGTGCATGAAGTGGTCGTTGCCGTCCTTCGACTTCTGCCAGGTGTAGACGATCTCCTGGTGCTTGTCGAATTCCTGCACCCGCTTCATGTCCAGCATGTGCAGCGACCAGAGCCGGTCGGTATGGTCGTGCATCGGCTCCCACAGCAGCTGGCGCGACTTGTACAGGGCCATCACCTCGTCGAAGTTGACGTCGCGCATGATCTGCGCCTGGTTGATCGGCAGCTTGCCCTCGGCCTTGTTCTCGTCGACCATGACCAGCTTGAAGGTGGCCAGCAGCCGGCTTTGCGCGTAGACGCCGCCGTACAGGTTCTTGTCCTGGCGCTGCATCTGGTGCACGAGGTTCGTCTCGGGGAAGGCGTCGACCACGGTGATGAGCACGCGCCACAGCACCGCAAGTTGGCGCTTCCTCTCGGCCAGCTTGGCAAGTGGGCACTGCTCCCGGTAGGTCACCAGCAGCTTGCCGTCGAGCGTGCGCCGGCCGACCGTGATGTGGCAGGTCTGGCCCACGTCGATGCCCATGGCGTGCAGCTCGCTCGAGCGCAGCGGGAACGGCGATCTGCACTCCTCGATGTCGTTCTCGGACAGCTGCGCATTGCCGGCGTCCGCGGTCTCGCCCAGCGCCTGGTTGACGAATTCGGCCCACGTCTTGTACTTCGTGATCTCCAGGATCAGCGACGGGATCGTGACGACGTTGGGCACTTCGAACGGCGTGACGTAATAGCCGATCGCCTCGTAGCTGTCGTCCGGGTTCTCGCAGATCCATTTCCGGTACGGCGGCGACAGGTCCGGCTCGCCGTCGCACTGCGGGCAGTGCAGGCGCGCCTCGCGCCAGCGCAGCGTGTCGATGTTGTGCTTGTTGATGTCCTTGAATTCCCCGGCGTAGTCGGGGATCTTGACGTCCTTGTGGAAGTTCGGCACGAACAGATGGCCGCAGTGCACGCATGTGCACGCGCGGCGCATGCGCCGGGCCGCTTTCATCTCCAGCGCGATGCCGCGGCCTTCAGTCGTTGGCGTGCCGAAGCGCCGCGTCAGCTTCCATTTGCTGTGCTTGATGCGGGACTGGAACTGGGCCAGCGTGTCCGGATCCGAGCGGTCGACCTCGTCGTGGATCAGCATGTCGGCCGGCACCGACAGCGCGGTCGTCGAGCCCGAGCAGCCGCGCATGTACAGCAGGCTGGTGCCGATCGACTTGATGCTGGCGTTGTCCAGGTCCTTGTCGACCGATTCACGCAAGTCGGGCGACTCGTCGATGATGGGGTCCAGACGCGTCTTCGTGAAATTGGTCGCGTCGTTCGCGAACGGCAGCGTCAGGATGACCGAGAAGTATGGCATCACGCGGCTCACCGCCAGCGCGTAGCGCGCCATACACTCCGACAGGCCGACCTGTGCGCACTTCTGCACGTACAGCGTCCTGCTGGTGTCGGACAGGATGTCCTTCTGGAACTCGTGGTCGTAGAACGAGAAGCGGTCGCCCTTGAGGTAGGTCTTCTCCTCCAGGTAGCGCACGACATCGCCCAGGTCGTAGCTGTTGAAAAGCGCCTGCTCAAGCCGCTTGAGGTGCTCGACCAGCGCGGGATCGGAATGGCTCATTGCAGGAATCCGGCGATAGGGCCACTGAAAATGATGGCCAGATTGAACAGGATGAAGATCGTCCAGAATTTCTTGTGGCTCATGAGCCTGCTCCCCAGCTCAGCAGGTGGCGCTGCTCGTCAGGGATGCGCACGCCGACAGCACCGGTGATCACCTTTTCGACCCATCGATCGTTCTCGACGAGTGGCACGCCGTTACCGTCAGTGAGATAGATGCACGCCTCGCCGCGCTCCAGATCGACCCAGACGCACGTGCCTCGCATTAGCGGCACGCCATCGATCAGCACGTCGGTGATGTGCACGGCGGCCGGGTGCTTGTTGGCTTCAATCCTCATTCCGGGCCTCCTCGGCTTTTTCTTCCTTCAGGAACTCGCCGTACATGTCGAAAAACTTGCGTTTCGACTCCAGCGGCAGGTCCTCCAGCACCTTGATGAAGGCCGACTCGAAGCGCTTCAGGCGCTCCGCGCTGTAGACGATCTTCTGCTGCTTGACGATCTTCTCCAGCATGCCAGAGACCGAGTTGAACACCTGGGCGCGCTGGTTCGCCGGCGTGCCGTTGTCGTCCTGCACCGATGCCAGCAGGATCGTGCCGGCGCGGTATTGCAAGCCCAGCTCATCCGCAAGGTTGAGCTTGGTCAGGTCGAGGTTCAGCTTCTTGTCCAGCCGCATGCGCAGCGCCAGCATCTGGGAATCGTCCAAGCCTTCCAGCGGATCGACCTTGTCGGTTTGGCCCTTGAGCGAGTAATCCTTGAGCGACATGGTCAGTTCCCGAAAATGAGGGCCATGAGGGCGTCGTGTACCTGCAGTAGGCCGTAGACGACGTTGGCCAGCAGCCAGGCGAGGACCATGACAGCGATCGTGGCGCCGGCGATGAGCAGCATCGCGCCGCTGTTCTTGGGAGTGCGCGGCGTGCTCATGCTTTGCTCCGGATCCGGTAGATGGTGCGCTCGCTGCAGCCGGCGGCCGCGGCGGCTTCCTTGACGCTCAGGGTCGTGGCGACGCGGCGCCGGTGCTCGGCGCGGGCGGCGTTCAGTTCCTTGGTGCTGGGCTTGGCCGGGATCGCTTCACGGGCGATGCCCATGCGCTTGAGGACGCGGCAGATGTACGACTCGTGGGTGTCCAGCAGCTGCGCGAGTTCACGGTTGGTGATCTCGCGGCGGACGATGCGGTCGATGTAGGGTTTGAGGTCGTCGCTTAACATGGCAAAAAGTATGCCATGAAGCATTCTTTTTGCCTAGCAACTTCTGTTCCAGCGTCAATTTCGGCGGAAATTTGCCGAAAATTGCAAAAATTTCTGAAAAATTAGTGAAAAATTGCAAAAAGTTTAAAAAATTGAGGGAAATTTTTGGGGACCCAGGAGCGCGCGGCCACCTGCCGCCCCGCCGAAAACTACCCCCGTCAGAATCGCTCAGATCGCGCCATACGGCACGACACAATCCGCGTGCGCCAGCGTACACAGAAATAACAAGCGCAACCTGCGCCATTCTGGCGCGTCCTAGGGCCATTGCATAAAAGCAACAGTGTCGATGCCGACGTCCAGGTCCAACCGCATTTAACACTTTGGTCCAACCAATTACGCTGTCTGGTCTGGCCAAAGTGGTCTGACCAATTGTGCGGTCTGGTCAGACCAGGTTGCCCACCTGCCAGACCAATAGATTTTAACTATACAGGTAATTAAAAAATACAATGAGCTCTAGGATCACAGTTTTGATATGATTCTTACGTCGTCTGGCAAACGACACGGCGCCGCAGTCATGGCGCATCACTCTCAACCGTTACACACACGTATAGGACACACCATGAAAACCGCACAATCCCGCACCGTCGCCATGTCCGACATGTTCCGCGCTCTGGCCGGCTGCCCGGAAGCGCAATTCGATATGATCGCTTGCACGGTCTACAGCGCTGCCTACTCCATCATGCTGGCGGGCAACAAAACCCAATTCAACAAGCTGGAAGCGGACGCGGCCATGTACGGCACTAGCACGGACGCGAGCAAGACGATCCGCGCCCTGTTCGGCATCAAGGCGATGAACGCCGTATCGAAGCACTTCCAGCGCACCTACTACGCTGTATCCGAAGCACTGCGCCAGTGCGGCATTCCGGCCGACATGCAAAAGGACTTGCCGCAGGGCAAGGCGAACGGTGCCGCGCGTCATGCGATCCTTGATCCGCTGGCGCAAGACTACGCTGACGCTTTCACGGCCGTATTCACGTCCGTGATGATTATGCCGACCAAAACCGACGAGGAGCGCACGGCAGCGGCGGCGGATCGTGAGGCGAAGAAAGCCGAGAAAGAAGCCGAGGCGGCGAAGCTGGCCAAAGAAGCCGAACGTGAAGAGCGCGCGAAAATCGACGCTGAAGTCAAGGCGCGCGTTGACCGTGCCACCGAAGCGACCGAAAAGGCGCTGGAGCTGGCCACCGCGCCCGATACCATGGCGCGCACCGTCGCCGACATGCTCATGTCCGGCACGCTGTCGGCCGATCTGGAAGCACTCCTGATCGAAGCGGCGCAGGCGCGGGAAACGGCTCTGTTACTGGCGCGCGCCGCCAGCGCCGAACCCGTCCCAGCCTGATCCCTCGCGTCCCTACAGGGACGCTGTCTAGTGCGGCGCGTGCGCCGTACCAGACAGCGTTACCCTGCGCACGTCCGTACATAACGATACGGAACCCCGTGCGCGCTCTTTCGGTCTCGAATCGTCGGCCCAGCTGGCCGATGTACCCCGAGATTGATTGGGAACCGTCCTTTAACAATGTGCGCCCATGTGTTCCGCGAATCGTGAATTCGTTGCGGACTGTTCTTTGACATCGTCCTTTCGGTGGCTCGTTCGGTTTGCTTCGCCCTATACCGTCCCGCGCAGTCATGGATGCCGTCAGTAGAAAACGCACAGTCGCCGCCAGTTCGGCGACTGGCGCGATTGCAAAGAAAACCCGTACGACGCGACGTAGTGCGCCGGGATACGGGTAATCGGTTCGCATGCTGGAGATTGCCGGATAGATACCGGCCGCATCAAAGGCATGGCCAGCGAAAACGGCGCTTGCCGCAACACGGGAATGGTGTGTTGCGGATCTGGGCCAGATAAGCCGGAACCGGATGAGATCGTTGCAATCGCGTAGGCAAACACAAAATCCGGGTTTAGCAGGCCCGGCCGCGATGAGCGGAATTGCTTTGGCAAGCGATAGCGCCACCGTCCCGGCGCGCAATAGGGACAACGGTAATACCCTGCGCACTGTCCTTGTCGGTTGATACGGGCAGGCACAGTGCGCAGTCATTACCGAGGAGGACCGCATGAGAAAAGTCTTGACGTTGCCGATTAAGACGGCCCTGTCTGGCACGCTGGCGCAGTATGCAAAAGCATTGCCTAAACTGCATGAAAACCTGATCCGCGAACCGGTGATCGAGCAGCGCTCGAAGCTGTTCGATCCGGAGATTGCGCCAGTGGCGCCGCGCCGGAAGATGAAGAAACGCCACGTCGTCGAATCGACCGGGCTGGCCATGCCAGCACGGCGCGGCGGCGAACTGAATCGGCCGGACAAGTCCGAGCCACGTACAAACCTGACATTCAACTGGGAGAGATAACAAAATGAAAACCATCTACGAATCTGCAATCGAAACGTCCGCTGAATATGAGGGCCAGCTGTGCGACGTAATGCGCGAGTATGGCGCCGATCTGGCCGAACTGACGCGCCGCCTGCACATGCGGCAGGCAGCAATCGCCGGTGAGCAGGACTGGAAAAGCTTCCCTGACGGAAGCTCGGAAGTCCGGATTACCGAGCTGGACGGCACCAGCCTTGATTACACGGCCTACATTCGCAAGGTCAACCTGGTCTGCTAGAGCTTCAATGTGAGCGCGTCGGCGCTCACGTGGACGTTCTAACAACAAGGAAGACGATGAAAACCAATCTCCGCACGATCCGTATCGGCCATGGCGCCTACAGCGGCACCAACGCCCTGAAACACGTCACCAGCAAGTCGGCCGCAGTCCGCGAGCTGGTCCAGCGCGGCGCCGCGCCGGCCGAGGCGCGCCACGTCGTAACGCTGGCGGCCAACAAGCCGAACGGCTATGCCTGCCTCACGATCAATCACGACGTGGTCGAGATCTTCGCCATGAATACCGCCTGGGCATGGGGGCAGGCATGAACTTCGCTCGATCCCTGCTCAGCCTCGTCACGATCGTCGTGCTGGTGGCCATCGACAACCAGGCCAGCGGCCCCGACGGCCTGATCAACTACGGCGACCTGATGCGCCTCGTGGTCTGGTCCCTGATCGCCTGCAACGCTGTCACCATCTACGAGTATGTGCGCAAGGTGGCGCATGACTGAATTCGACCTGATGCAGCTGGCCATGGTCGCCGCCGGCGCCATGGCCCTGATCGTCATTGCATGGCCGGAGTCCAGCGCGAGCCGTCAGGCAGGTACGCAAACACCCGCTGCTCTGCCGGATCGAACCTAAATTCCGTGCAGCCCGCAAGGGTCGCGGCCAGGCGCACCCTGTAGTCGTCACACACGTGGATCGCGACCGGGATGTCGATCCACTTATCCTTGACCCAGTGCCACTCGCGACCCTCGATAGCCTTGGGCCGAGACGGCTTCTTGAAGTCCGTCTTGACGTTGACAGGCTTGCGCACCGCGCCGGTCTCCAGCAGATACTTGGCGCGCAGGTCGCGCTCGAATGCCTCCACGCGCTCGACATACACCATGTCGCGCCGGTAAAACTCGGCAGCCATCATCTCCCAGTGTGCCCGGCAGGCGCCCGGTGAGATGTGACCCATGTTGCTCAGCGGATGGAAGTACAGCGGACCCTTCTTGATCTCACGGTAACGCAGGCGCTTCACGCGCGCCGGGTAGAGGTTGCCACGCGAGAAGTCCAGGGGATCGGTCCCCAGCTGGACAACTGGAAACTCGGGCCAGTTGCCGTAATACAGGCACCACGCGATGTCGACACCGCGCAAGCGTTGGCCATTGAACAGCGTGACCGCGTGATTCGCATCCATGCTTTTCACAGGCATCGCGGCACCCGATGCAAGCTTGCGGTAGAGGTGCGGACCCTCTAATACAAAAAAGACATGTACGTCCTCTGGAGGGAGGATCGCGTTGAGGTGAGTGTTGGCCATAATTACCCTTTTCGTTGTCAGGTGGGAAACATCAGGAGCACAGTCCGCTCTTGAAGTTACAAATAATAGCACAGAATCCAAGGTGTGCAAGCGGGTGCTTCCCTCTAGACACACCTAAAAAGGTAACTACTTATACTGTGATGACATATCCTGATAGGCTTTTTGAAAATTTTGGCTAGAGCGTTTTGGTGTTGAGTCCGTTCTGTTCCCTTATTTTGGTCCTTTTTTCAAAACGCGTTTTTGGGGGGGCCTTTTATAATTTCTGAAGTGCCGTCCAGAGCACAGAAAATACCTAGGTAAGTCACAGGAATTTAAGTTTTCTGTATAGTAAGTTTAAAGTGAAGTGTTCTCTTGCCCTATTTCGGATGTGTGCTTCTTTGGACTTCTCGTGCACACTTTTTAAGCAACGTCCGCAAACTGTCACCTTATGTGACCTCTCCCCATACTTACTGTGCGCCAGTACTCTTATTCCACGTGCTTGTACGATTCTGGTGGGGGGTACACGCGAATTCACAGCAAAAACTCATTCTTACGCCATGAAATCTTTCTTCCCGTTCAAGAATCCGACCTTGAAAGAAGTACAACAACGTGAAATTTGTGAAACCGAGCTTGCGCTGCACGAAGCCCGCATCGCCAAGGATCGTGCCGACGCCACCGTCAGCATGTTCGAAACCCGCCTCGAAAGGCTCCGACGTGAACACTTTGGAAATTGACGCCGTGCTAACAACTGCCTACCACGCGGCCGCCACGCTGGCCGCTGCCGAGGTCAAGAAGCACCTGCACCGCTTCGACCTGCGCCGGCATCCGGTCAGCTGCCACGGCGGCTGCCTGCTCGTGGGCAGCCGCCCCTTCTTCGAGTTCACCGGTGCCCATCCGCTGCATCACGCCATCCGCGAGGCTGGGCAGTTCATCGACGTGCTGCCCATGCCCGTCCGACGGCTTGTGGGGACCTACCTATGAAGAACCAGTTCCGCGCGCGTATCCTCACGGCGATCCGCGCCCTGATCGACACCAACCCGACCTTGGGCATCGCACAGGCCGCAGACCTGATCGCCAGGGAAGACCACCGCCGCAAGGTGCACGAGGTCTGCACCACCATCATCCTCGAGGTGGCGCAGGACCTCGAACCTTGCGAATCGATCGATGCCTACCTGCGCCAGCACGGCAGCGCCGTAACGCCCCACCAGGCCCGCCTGAACTGGCTGGCAGACGCCATCAAGCGCTGCGCCACCATGCCCGACAAGGAGACAGCATGACCAATTCCGCCTACGTACTCGACCTCGAACAGCAGGTTTCCGACCTCACCGGCGACTGTTACCAGAAGCAAAATCGCATCCACGACCTTGAGGCCGAGAACGAGAACCTGCAGCGCGAGTTCGACGAGACCGTGCAGGTGCGAGACCAGCTGCTGCGCGACCTTGCTGCCCTGCGTGAACAGCGCAACAAGCCCACGATCGAGGCCGTCGCCGCCCAGGCCGCGCAAGCCGAGCATGCCGTGCTTGAGGCTTACCTCAAGGTGGCTCTGGCCGGCCGCGACCCAGCCGACTTCCGCCTGTACCAGCGGACTGACTGGTCGAGCAACACCCGCGAAACGTGGCTGGAGCCGAAATGAGACCCTTCCAGACCACCTATTACGGCCCCGGCCGCGGCAAGAAGAAGCCCATCGTCAAGATCACCTACGGCAGCAATCGCCACGAGATCCTCCCCAACATCATGCGCCGCCTGACCCAGAACCTCGACGGCGCGGTCGTTGTCGAGACCATCGACGTCGAGTACGGCGAGCTGCTGCTCGTCGTCACGATGTTCCCGGGCGAAGCGATCCGCGTCGCCTTCAAGAAAGCCACCCACCCGGTCCTCGTGACCCACGAACTGGAGTAACCCATGACCCACACCCTCGAAACCGCCAACGACCTGATCGACCGCTATTACGCCCTGGTCAAGGCCCAAGCCGACGAGATCGCCCAGCTGCGGGAAGAGCGCGACCTGCTGCAGCGCACCCGTATCGACGACCATACCGCCGAGCTCGAGGCCCTCAAGCGGGCCCGCCGCGAAGAGCTGGCCGAGTTGGCGCGCGTCTCCGGTGAGCTGGCCAGCGTTTCCGCCGAGCGCGAGAAGCTGATCGAAGCCCGCCACAACCAGGCCGACACCATCACCCGCCTGCAGCACGAACTTGCCGAGATGACCCGGCTGCGCGATCAGTGGCATCAAGCCTACACGGGCGACGCCGCCCAGCACGACAAGACGGCCACTATGCTCTGGCAGGTGGAGCAGCAGCATAACGACCTGCTCACGAAGTGCGCCAAGCAGAAGGAGACCATCGACCGCCTGCAGCACATCATCGCCAATGTTCAATCCCTCGTTTCGGAGGCCTGACATGACCCTGACCTGCGACCACCTCCCACCCCTGCGCGGCGCACACGATCTGCTCGCCAACTATGAGTACGACTACATCTGCCCGGCCCTGTCCGATGCCGCCAACAGGCTGGATCTCGACCAGGAAACTGTCACGCCCATTCACGAGGTCATCACCCAAGGTATCGACCACTACAGCGTACTGGACAGCTGGCTCTATGACCAAGGTTTCCGGCCGCAAGGTGAGGCCGACTACATGCGCCTCGCACGACTTGCGTGGCTGGACAAACTCATCTGGGATATCAAGCATGCTGAATAAACAACACCTCCCCATCCTCAAGGCCGCGCGCGACATCGTGTTCGAGAAGGACGGCCCGATCTGCAGCGCCTTGGACGAGGTGCCCGCCAGCCGTATCCTCATCCGCGACGTCAAGCTGTACATCGCCGTACATCTGGCGCCGCGCAACCTGATGTCGACGTGGCTGCTCGAGCAGATGTTTCCGAACATACCCATCCGGGACGTGCCCGAGCCCTACCTCGGTGGGTACTGTGCCGAGAACGGCGTGCTGACCCTCGCCCGACTTGCGTGGCTCGATCGCATCATCGCCGACATCGAGGAGCAGTCGTGCTGACCCGTGACCACCTACCGCTGCTGCACGCCGCGCGTGAGCTGATCGAAACAGGCCGGGAGGAGTTCATCTGCCTGGCCGCCAACGAGGCCCACTACAGGCAAGACCAGAGGCTGTTTGACGCCTCCCCCAAGCTTCTGGACGATATCGTCCACCACGTCCAATCGGCCCTAGCCGGCTACGAGACTCTGGAAGAGTGGCTGGCTGAGGAGATCGCGCCGGATTACTCGTACAGCCCACGCATCACGCTGCGGGCGCACAACATTAACACCCGGCACATGACCCTGGCCCGGCTTGCGTGGCTGGACAAAATCATCCATGACATCGAGGAGAACACATGACCACCAACCTTCTCATCGGCACCGCACCGTCCGACGACTATCCCGGTCTGCTCAACATCAGCGTACAGATCGTGCAGGACGGCGGTTCGATCGTCGTTTATCAGGGTCGTCACATCATGGCCAGGCCAGACGTCGGCGGTGCGGAACTGCCCGCCATCCAGCCCATGACCGCCGAACGCGCGCACGACATCCTCAACGACGGCGCGGCGTACATCCGCTTCGACGCCGACTCTGTTCTCCTCGACGGTTACTTCAGTCTCGACGAGCTGCAGGCTGTTATCACCCTCTTTCACAAGGATCCGAAATGACCATCGACATCAGCGCCGACATCGCCGGCGCCATCGACATGCTGCGCACCGTCGCCACGTGCGGCGACAACGAATGTTCGGACTGCCGCGCGTACGCCAAGCGCCACCGCAGGAATCTGCTGCAGGTGCAGGCCCAGCTCACACCCGAGCTGCGCAACGCCGCGCGCTACCGCGGCATGCGCGACGCCCTCATCAACCAGGACCTGTCCTTCTTCGATCGCATGGAGGCCGCCTGCCCCAAGCTGCGCGACGAGAGCGCAGACGTGATGCCCACGGCCGAGGAGTGGGACGCGGCACTGGACCACGTGCTCGGGCTGGGGAGCTGACATGGCCATCGACCACGACACCATCCGCGCCGTGTTCCTGCAGCACGGCTTCACCGTCAAGGAGGGGCAGGCCGACCTCAAGCCGTACGTGTTCGAGGCGGCCGAGGCGCTGCTCGACCTGCAGAACCTTGCGGAGCGCATCCGCACCGTACTGCCAGCCGACGCGCAGCTGGCGCGCAGCCAGTGGCTGACGGTTGAGGAGGCCTACGCCCAGTACGACGGCCGCCACAAGATAGATCTGGCGACCTTCAAGGCGCTGTGCGCCAAGCACGGCTGGCGTTGGGAGCGGCCGCTGTCCATGCGGCCGGTACTGACCGAAGACCAGATCCACACGCTGCGCTGTGCGGCCGAGAACATGCGCAGCGACGACGATTCAATAACCGCCGCCGCGCGCTTCCGCCTGGCCCACCAACTGGAGCACATCGCAAACTGCGCCACCCTTCATCTGCCCAAGGACTGACATGCCCTACATCACACTCACCGAGATCAGTAACCCCAGCCAGCCGCGCGCGGTCCTCGTGAACATCGCCCACATCCAGATCATCAGCACGCGCAAGGTCGCGAATTACGGCGACACGCACCACACGCTGAAGACCTATATCGAGATCGCCGGCCGCGCCGACGTGCTGGACGTGGCTGAGACGCCGACCGACATCCTGCGTGCGATCGAGGAGGCCGGCCATGCATGACATCTACCCCTTCGTCCTGCAGCGCCAGGCCGGCGAAGAGCTCTGGGGCCGCTTCTGGGTCGAGAACCCGGACCGCCGCGTGGCATGGTCTCATGTGCGCGTCGCGGTGCGCAGCCCGATACACATCGAATTTGCCGTGTACGACTACCGCGGGCTGATCGCCGAGATCAGCCACAGCTACAGCGACACCACCCTGTACCCATTCGTCAACGAGGAGCAGCTGCGCGTTGCCGGCCGCGTGCTGGCCGAGCGCGAGCGACTTGCGGCCGCGCGTGAACTGGAGGCCAAACTGGCCGCCATCCACCTCGAACTTTTCGGAGAACCACCCCAATGCGAATCGACCGACTCCAACGACTGACCCAGATCCTAGCCCGTGTGCCGGAAGATCAGTTCGACCTGTCCACGTGGCAGTGCGGCACCGCTGCGTGTGCGGTCGGGCATGCAGCCAGAGACCCGCAATTTCAGATCGAGGGCCTGCGCCTGTCGAGTCCGCTCGCTGGCTATCCGACCATCGTCATCGACGGCGAGGAGCTCAAGCACTGGGACGCCGTGCAGGTGTTCTTCGAGCTGCGCGAGGATCAGGCGTATGCGCTGTTCAATGAGGACGCCTACCGGTACAACGGCATCCCGAATCCGCGCGCGATGCATGTCGTCGCCCGCATCAACGACATGATCGCACGGCACCAGCAGGAGGCAGCATGATTCGCTTCCTCTGCACCATCGCCGCCGCCATCCTGCTCGTCGCCGCCATCGGCGCCGAAATCTCGCGGCCCTATTTCAAACACGACCACATGGAGACCCGGAAATGACCTCCGAAGAAATCGCTGCGCGCCTGCGCGCCGCGGCAAAAGATCCAGCCAGCCTGCTGTACGCCGAGGACGCCGAGTACGTGCTGCGCACGGCCGCCAACATGGTCGAGGGCTATCAGAAGTTCCTCAACAAGACCGACTGGGTGCAGATGGAGTACCTCGAAGGACGAGGCTTCTCGAACGCCAGCGGCCGGCACCGCGCCGACCTGCTGACCGAGGAGGTCGACCGGCTGCGCGCCGAGGTGGCGCGGCTGCGTGGCGTCATGCCGGACCCGGCATGCACCTACTATCTAGCGCGTGCGCGCGGTGCCGTGGTCCTGCGCCAGACGCGCTACCGTGACCTGCTGCTGGCTGGCGAGCCGCATCCGCACGACGTGTGCGCCGTAGCAGGCAGCAAGCAGCAGATGCGCCAGACGGCTATGGCCCTGCAGGGCACCATCGACTGGTCCAGCATTCCGGAGGATGAATGAAATCGACTGTTGCAGAAGTGCGCACCGAGTACCGCAGCGATGACGCTGTGATTGAGGCTGCCCGGCGCATCCTAGTCAAGCGCCTGAAGCAGCCCGGCGCGGCGTTCTCCTCGCCGAATGACGTCAAGGCCTACTTGACGCTGCAGCTGGCACAGCTTGAATCTGAGCGATTCGACGTCCTGTTTCTCGATGTCAAGAATCGAATGATTCGGCATGAGGCCATGTTCGCCGGCACCGTTACCAGCAGCACCGTGCATCCGCGTGAGGTGGTCAAGCTGGCGCTGGCCCTGAACGCCACCGGCGTGATCCTGGCGCACAACCACCCATCCGGCGTGGCCGAGCCAAGTGACGCCGACCACCGCCTGACGCGCGCGCTGACTCAGGCCCTGGGATTGATTGACGTTCGCGTGCTGGACCATATCATCGTGGCCGGCGTGACCACGTATTCGTTTGCCGAACATGGCCTGGTCTAGAGGGTACGAATGAAGATCCTCACCCTGCACGAGAAGATCACCCTCAAGGGCGAGCTGGCGCGCCGTGGCGCGCCGCCGTCCCTGCTGGTGCGTCTCACCGCGGCGACCGCTGCGTGCCTGCACTGGCGCGGCTACGGCCGGCCAATGTCCACCCGTTGTTCACCCACACCCAAGGAGTAACTATGCCTCACGTAATGATTGACATCGAAACGCTCGGCACCGCGCCGGGCTCCGTCATCCTCTCGATTGGCGCCGTCTGCTTCGACCAGCGTGGCGTCCACCACGACAAGAAGGCCCACTGGACTATCGATCCCAAAAGCTGTGTGGCGCAGGGCCTGACCATTGATCCAGACACCGTGGCCTGGTGGATGCGCCAGAGCGACGCTGCGCGCGTTGCGGCATTTGCCGTCGAGCCGCTGCACCTGATCCGCGCCCTGAGCAGCCTGCACGAGTGGTACGAAATGCAGGCTGGCGAGAAGGTCTGGTGCCACGGTGCCACGTTCGACGTGCCGCTACTGGACGCTGCATATCGTGCAGTCTATGTGCAGGCGCCGTGGCACTTCTCCGCGGTCCGCTGCACCCGCACGCTGTACGAGCTGGCCGATGTCTGGCCGGATCGCACGAAGGGTACGCACCACAACGCGCTGGATGACGCCATCGCACAAGCCGAAGCCGCAGTGCTGGCGCACCAGAAGCTGGGCATCTGGGAGGCAGCATGAGCTACGTCCTCATCGTCCTGATGCTCAACAGCGTCTGGTATCAGGCCAGCGCAAACTCGCCGCGCAGCCAGCCGGCACCGACCGTGACCATGCAGGAGTTCGATAGCGAGAAGGCCTGCCTGTTTGCCGGCAACGCGATCCTGCGCCGTGCTGGCGAAGCCGCCGGCCATCTGCGCGCGGTGTGCGTGCCGAAGGGAGACCGGAAGTGAACCTCTACTGGGCCTACCACGGCACCGAGTTCAAGCCGCTGGGCCGCCACGCCAGTTGGGACGACGCTGCGCATTACGCCGACGGCGCGCTGCCCGGCTGGCACAGCGTCGTCTCGATCGACGAGCTGCGCACGCTGCACACCCAGATCGGCCTGCAACTTGGGCAGCGCATCCCGTCCGACCAGCTGGGTCAGCACGCCGAAGCATATCTCGACACGCTCCAGCGGCTGGGCCCGCAGGATCCGGAATACTGGCCGGCGCGCCGGCGCACGACGTCAGCCAAGGCGCGGCTGGAAGCCTTCATCCGCCAATTTGCGAAAGGAAACTGATGATCTCCAAACCCGATCCCGCAGCAGAGCGCCGCGCACGCCAGCAGCACGCCCTGTCCATGCTGCAGATCGCCATCGAAGAGGCAAGGGCCTGCGGCCTGCTCGAACGCATCGCCAACACCTGCATCCGGTACCGCAGTGTCGACGACGTCTGCCACGTGCTTGACCATTTCGCGAAAGGAAACCTGTAATGCAACTCGAAATCAAAATCGTTATCGACTTCGGCGAGGACGGCCCGCCGACGGGCGACATGAACGACATCTTCCGCTACTCCATGGAGCGTCTGCAGGAGGCAACCACGCCGATCTGCAACACGTACGGCGCCTCGGCCACGATGCACACAGGCTGGACCTCGTCCGGCGACGACGAGGAGTGACCATGCACCGCTACAGGCTGACCATCAAGCATGACAAGGGCACCGTCCACATCGACACGCACGCCATCAACGAGGCCAAGGCGCGCGAGATCATCATGGCCGCCGAGCTCTGCCCGTCCCGGGCGATCCGCCGCGTGCGCGCCGTCGACGAGCACGGCTTCGAGATGCAGCCCTCCAACCCGAGCCAGCGCCGCGTGATCGCGCCGCCAGCCGCCAACGTGCGCATCACCGATTTCCCGGGCTACCGACTCTCGGCCGCCAAGACCCCGACGCGCTACGAGGTGCTCCTCGACGGGCGCTGGCGCCGCGTCTTTACGACACGAGACACTGGCCTGCGCTACTGCGTCCATGACAACCTGAACGTGGTCGTGGACCTGCCGGGAGATTTGACATGAAAGAGTTGACCCATTACGGCTTGACGCGCGAGGAGTTCGCCTCCCGGGTCGGCAAACATCCGTCCTGCTTCGAGGACCGCTTACGGCCGCTGTGCGGCAACGGCAGCTATCACGCGAAGTGCGTCCGAAATGAGAAAGTGGTCGACTGCCCAGTATGCCGACAGATGCGAGGCATGCCATGAGAGCCCTGCGCGCCGCCATGGAGACCGTCGGCTGGATGACCTCCATCCTCTTCCTTCTCGGTACTCTCGGCATCGGGAAATTCGTCATGACCTATCACCTGTAAAGGAAATCAAAATGCTGAACCGCTCGAAAGTAGATCTGCTCGGCCGCGCCGCGGCCGACGTGGCCAAGTCGGCCACCGAAGTGCTGGCCCTGAACGCCAAGATGCGCCACGCCGAGACGCAGGTGGCCGCCGTCGACTGGCACCCGTCGGCTGTGACCCGTGCGCGGGAGGATCTCGACGAGGCCGAGGCAACCCTCCGCGGCATGGTCGAGGTGCTCAAGCTGCAGATCGCGGGGCTGGAATGAGCTACCCGCCCGAACTTGCACGCGCTGATCAGCTGCTGACGGCCGAAGAACTGCGTCAGAAATACGAGACCGAGCACCCACAACACCTCCGCTGGATGTGGCGGCAGGCGGTCGTCGATGACAAGACGATCCGCAGCTACTGGGATTGGGTGCAGGCCCAGCTCGAGGAGGAGGAGCCGTGAGCCTCCTCGCCCACGCCACCGCCGGCGCCGCCGGTGCACATCTCGAGCGCGAAACTCGTGCGCTCGCCGACCTCGCCCAGCACGAAGTCGCCGAGGCGCGCCGGATCCAGGCCCAGACCGGCTGCACGTGGACCGAAGCCCTGCGCATCGCCTACCAGAACAACCGAAAGGAAAACCCATGACCCGCAAGACCCTGAGCCTCACGCTCGACGTCACCTACGAGCTGAATGACGCCCACCCGGGCGATCTGATCGACAACCTGCTGGCGCTCGCTACGCGTGCCAGCGCCGAAGGTTGGCTGACCGAAGGCACCGATGCCGAAGTCGTCGTCGCCGATCCCACCGTCCGATATGGAGTTGAACCATGACCCAAGCACTCTACGCCCTCAACGACGCCCAGCACGCCACCGTGCTGGCCGCGCTGCGTTACTACCAGCAGGCCCGTGCAGTGCTGCAGGACGTTCCCTTCAATGTCCGCGACATCGCCACCAACAGCGATACCGTCACGCCGCTCACGGCCGTCGAGGTGGGCCAGCTGTGTGACAACCTGAACCACCACGGCCTGACGTTCGGCGAGATCGTCAACATCCTCGGCGCCGACAGCGGGCCGTACGTGGAGGCCGCGCACGAGCACCGGCTGCTCTCCGAAGGCACGCTCGAGGTCGACGGCAAGACGATCGTCAGCGAGAGCGAGGGCGGCGCCTACGTCATGGCCTGGCTGTGGGTGGACGTCCCGGGCGGAGATGAGGATGGCGAGGAGGATGACGAATGAACCACGACTACACCCTCGACACATGGCGCTTCGCCAAGGATCGCTACTGCGGCAAGGTGGATCCGCTTACCGAGCGCCTGCCCAAGCTGCTGGAAGACCCCGACATCGCGGCGGCCGTCTCGGCCATCCGCAACGCCGAGCGTGCCATCGAGGCGCGCGTCACCGAACTGCTGGAGGACGACGGACAATGAACGGCATTACCACCCGCGACATCGAACACTACAACCCCAGCTGCAACGCCCGCGGCACGATCAAAGCCGGCACGCCGGTACGCCATGTCCGGAAGGATGGTTGGGCTGGCTGGGTGCTCACGACCCGCCCCGACTGGATGTGGGACTGGGACTGGCAGCACCACTTCGTCGACGTGCCGGCCGACGCCGTACAGGAGACACCATGAGCTGCACTATCTGCGGCAAGCCGATCGTGCTGGTGCCATCGGCGGCCGAGCGCGCCGCCAAGGACGTCACCGGCAGGCCGGCCAGTTATTACACCGGGCTGTTCCGCCAGCATAGCGACTGCTTTCTCGAGCAGCGCGCCCACGACACCACGGCGCTGATGCGCCGCCTCAACAAGGAGAAATCATGATCATCGCACTACCCAACGACGGCCGCGGCCTGCTGTACCACGTCACCGATTTGGACGGCCGCACCGTGCACGCCTATCGCGACCTCGACGCCGCCATTCGGTCGCGCGAGGGCGACCAGCGCATCTTCATCCAGTGCGAGGCCGATGGTAGCTGGCTGACTGGCCCGCCGACGCCGGTGGTTCGCCCGCTGGGCGACGTGCTGGCCGGCGAGACGCCAGCGATGGCGCGCACGTACGCCCAGTATCGCGATCTGCTGGAAGCTGCGCCCGGCGCGGCCGAGCTCGACCGCATCCGCGCCAATATCACCTGCGCGACCCGCGCCAGCCAGCTGAACCTTGTGCAGGCGGGCCGGCTGTACGACCGCGCTGACGCCATCCAACGCAGCAAGGAGGCGTCATGACCGAATACATCGACAAGCAGGGCGGCCGCGTCCAGCCCATCGACGTGCTGGCCGACCCGGTCGAGTTCTACCCGTCCGGCGGCGGCTTCCTTCACAACATGCCGCGTGCACGCTTCCTCGAAGAGTTCCGGCCGGCGCCGACGAAGAAGTGGCGCCGCGCCACCACGTCGGCCGACTGGATCGATCTCGGCGCCGGCGACCAGATCTCGTACCTGCCCTGCTGGTCCGACGGCAGCTTGTGGAATGGCTGGGGCATGCCCGCCTTCGCCCGCGTCGAGGTCGACTATCAGATCGGGATCAGCAAGCAGGGCGGCCTGTTCCCGATGCGCTGGGAAGGCGACAACGTCGTCGTGACGGACGAGGACGGAGACTACGCCATCGCGCCGCTGACGATGCCGGACGGCTCGCTGGCGTGGGATATCGGCGCCGGCAGCTGGTGCTGGGACCGCTGCATGGTCGTGCCGACCCTGCCCGAGACCCTGGTGCGCATGCAGAAGGAGGTGCTGGACTGCATCAGCATCGGGCAGGTGCCGGAGACGGTCGCCAGCCTGGAAGCGCTGGCCGACATCATCGACATCAACGAGCTGGGCGGCTTCTGTGAAGACGAGCTGGCCGACCGCCTGATCGCCCACTTCGGCGGTCGCGACGAACACGAGGGCATGCCGCAGGCGATGCTCGACTACATCAACGCCGCGCAGGCCCAGCTCGATGGCTGGCTCAAGGCCGGCGGCCACAAGGAGAAGAAATGAGAGTCATCAGCGATGCGCCCATACCAGGCACCGAGGACCTGTTTCACACACTTGTCGAGCGTGCCCCGGACGAAGACCTCCACACTTCCGTGGCCGACGGCTTCTACCAGATCGGTCACGTTGTCGTGCCTGGCCACTACCTCAACGACATGCGTCGCGTCGCATGGGACGTCGAGGCGCAGGAGTGGAAGGTGGTGCGATGAGCTACCCATGCACCATCTTTTTGCAGCCGCACGGCCGCCGCGACCAGATCATGATCCAGGATATCGATCCGGACGATGAGGCCTGGTTCCGTACGAACAGCGTCAAGCTCTCGATGGAGGCGGGCGCTCCCGGCGAGGTCATCGTCTACGCCGACATCGGCCTCGTCGATGAAGACGGCGAGCCGGAAGAAATCATCGTGTTCTCGGACACGATGGACTGTATCGAAACCCTGCACAAGCTGCGCGAGGCGTGCGAGGAACGTAAAGCGAAGGAGCAGTCATGAACACCTCCAAACTACTTGCCCAATCGCAGCGCTTTGTCCAAGCACTCGACGAGCTGGGCTTCAACGCCGACGCTGGTGTCAGCGGCGCCGACACCGTCGACGTCATCTGTTGGCACCTGCCGCTGCTCAACAAACTGCCGGCGCTGTGCGAGCTTGCGGATGCGGTCGGCACGTTCCTGAGCGCCAAGGTGCCCGAGGACGGCAGCTACTCGCAGATCATCGAGCCGCTGCTCGCTGCGCACACAAAACTGAAAGGAGCCTGACATGCCCTACGAAACCGTTCGGGTCGACCCCGAACTTTTCTGCACGACGCACAACGGCGTCAACGTCTTCTGCACCTACAAGGACGACGAGATCGCGCAGGGTCGCCGGCGCTACTGGTACACGCTGCATGCGAGTGATGACGACCACGCTTTCGACGTGCGCGAATTCGACTCGGCCTACCATCTGGATCAGCATCCGCCCTACCTGCAGACGGCCAAGACGCCAGACGACATGAAGGCGCTGAAGGCCGCCTGGGACCACTGGTTCGATGTCGAAGAGCCAGACCACATCCGCGCCATCATCGAGGCGTCGATCGACGCCGGCCTGATCCCGCTGCCCGAGGACATGGCGGACAACACCATCGAGCCGGGCACCGCCGACGCCACTGATACGGTGCGTCTGGAATGAAAGAATCCGACATCGCCCACGAGAACAGCCGCTACTGGGTGCCGCGACGTGAAGCGCGCCGCGTACACCGTCTACGTCAGCGGCGCCACCCATTCCACCAGCGACAGCAGCTACCCGCTCACCGCGGACGGCCTATCGCTGGCCAAAGCCCGGGCCGATTATCTGGCCGGGCGCGACAAGGAGAAGACGAAATGACACGTGAGCGTGAAACCTACAACCAGGAGCTTGCGGCGATCGACCGGCAGACGCGCGCGGCCCGCAAGGAGCTGAACGCGTTGATTCGCGGCGCCGAGGCCTTCGACCTCGTGCTGACGATCGAGCAGTCGCCGCTGTGGCCGCCGGCCATGGGCAATTACGAGACCGTCGGCAAGGTGCGCCTGTCGCGTGAGCGGTACCAACGACTTGCGGCGCTGAAGGCCGCGGCCGAGAAGTCCGAAACGAAATAACCCACCACCCACCCACAAAGGAACCCACATGTCCGACCAATTCCACCTCTTTTCCAAAGCCGTGCACGCCCAGTTTACCGAGATGATCAAGGGCGAGCTCTTCGTCGTCGACATCGACGGCGACACCCTGTACGAAGCCTACCAGGCGGCCTTTCCGGCCGGCACCAACGAGATCTTCCGCACGCGGCGCGAGCACGAGTGCAGCTGCTGTGAGAATTTCATCCGCAACATCGGCAACGTGGTGTCGATCCGCGACGGCAAGCTGGTGACGGTGTGGGATGTGACGGTGCTGGCGCTGCCGGTCCCGTACGGACAGGTGGCCAGCACACTTGCCGCGGCGGTCCGCGCCGGTACGATCAAGTCCGTGTTCCGCAGCGAGATGCCGTCCTATGGCGCCGAGAAGACGGCCGAGCCGGCCAACGAAAAGAACGGCGGTTGCCAGATTATCTGGAACCACTTCCACGGCAAGGTCGCCAAGGCGCACTATGCCGGCAAGGAAGCCGCGGCGCGCATCGGCGAGGCAGCCGCGCTGGCCCAGGTGCTGGGCCGCGGCTTGCGCGAGATCCGCCCGGACGATGTCCAGACCGTGCTCGAGCTGATCGACGCGAACGCGCTGTATCGCGGCGCCGAGAAGCGCCATGTCGTGCAGGGCTTCCAGCACCTGCAGGGTGACTTTCTGCTCACCGAGACCGAGCAGGAGGACCTGTTCATCTGGTCCAACATCTCCCACCCGGCTGCGCGCACCCGAAACGACGTCATCGGCACGCTGCTGACAGACCTTGCGGAAGGCAAGCCGCTGGAACTGGCCGTCAAGTCCTACGAGGACAAGGTGTCGGGCACGAACTACAAGCGCCCGACGGCCTTGATCACGCCGCGCATGGTGGAAGACGCGATGAGGACCGTGCAGGAACTGGGCCTCGAGCCCGCGCTGCAGCGCCGCTTCGCGCGCATCGACGACGTGTCCGTCAACGATATCCGCTTCGTCGACAACGCGGTGCGCGGCCGCATGAAGGGCGGCCTGTCCGATCTGCTGATGGCCGAGGCGAAGAAGAACGTGACGGTCGACGCCGGCGCCGCGCAGGATATCGGCGTCGACGACTTCCTCGCGACCGTCGTGCCGAAGGCGAAGTCGATGTCGGTGCTGCTGAAGAACCGGCACCTGCCGAACTTCGTCAGCCTGACGGCGCCTGTGCACGCCGACGCGCCGCCGCTGTTCAAATGGGACAACGGCTTCGCCTGGTCGTACGACGGCAACGTGACCGATTCGATCAAGGATCGCGTGAAGGCGGCCGGCGGCGTTACTGACGCGGTGATGCGTGTGTCGCTGGCCTGGTTTAATTTCGACGACCTCGACCTGCATGCGATCGAGCCGGGCGGCCATGAGATCTGCTTCCACCAGTACCGCAAGGGTCGTACCCCGGCCTTCTCCCCGAACGGCGGCCAGCTCGACGTCGACATGAATGCCGGCGGCGGCTCCACTCGTAACGCGGTCGAGAACATCATCTGGCAGAAGGTGCCCGGCGACGGCGAGTACCGCGTTGTCGTGCACAATTATTCGAAGCGCGAGACCACCGATAACGGCTACACGCTGGAAGTCGAATTCGGCGGTGTCGTGCGCCAGTTCAGCTGCCCGGTCTCGCCGCGCAACAACGGCCAGGACCTCGCGCTGGTGATCACGATGAAGGGCGGCCGCATCGCGCAGATCCAGTGCGGCGTCGGCATCGAAGCCGGCGACAAGGCGCAGGAGAAGTGGGGCGTGCACACCGAGCAGTTCGTGAAGGTCGACACCCTGATGCTCTCGCCCAATCACTGGGGTGAGCAGGCCGTCGGCGCCAAGCACACGATCTTCATCCTCGACGGCTGCAAGAATCCGGCGCCGACGCGCGGCGTCTACAACGAGTTCCTGCGCAGCGACCTCGACAAGCACCGCAAGGTGTTCGAACTGCTGGGCGCGAAGACCATGTGCCAGCCCGCCGCCGACCAGCTGTCCGGCGTCGGCTTTACGGCGGCGCGCGGCGATGAAGTCGTCGTCCAGGTGGACGGCGGCCGGCAGTACAACGTGAAGTTCTAACCACCCACCCACCATGAAAGGAAATACCATGTCTGAAAACACCGTCAACATCTTCGAGCAAGCGACCCGCCAGAAGCTGCGCTTCGATACGCCCACGCACTCCGGCCTCTCCATCGAGCAGCTGTGGGATCTGCCGCTGCAGACCACCCGCACCAACCAGTCCGACCTCGACGGCGCCGGCCGTGTGCTGATCAAGGCGCTGCGCGAGCTCGACGACGACAGCCTCGTCACGCCGCGCAACACCGATGCGCATGCCGAACTGGAACTGAAGCTGGCCGTCGTCAAGCACATCATCGGCGTGCGCCAGGCCGAAGGTGCTGCCAAGGCGGCACGCGTCGCTGCAGCAGGCGAGGCCCAGCAGCTGGAATCCCTGCTTGCGACGAAGAAGGCGGCCGAGCTGCAGAACCTGCCGACCGAGGAAATCGAGAAGCGCCTGGCCGAGGCCCGCGCCCGCGCCGCCAGCTGATCAACGTGACGGGAGGCTGCGGCCTCCCGCTGGAGAAACCTATGAAGAAACGCCGCATCGCCAAGCCGGAGGTCGAAGATGCCTGACCGACGCTGGCACACCACCTGGTGGTGGTTCCTGATCGGCTGGGTCTGGCACGGCGAGCGCCGCTCCGGCTTCGACCGGCGCCAGCGCACCGCCGACCTGCCCGCCATCAACCGCACACTGCTCGGCCTGCCGATCGTCATCGACGACAGCGTGCCGCCCGGGCATGTCGAATTCCGCAGCGGCCGGCGCACGGTCGACATCGAAATTAATACGAAGGAAGAAAAATGAAAGTCCAACTGTACGCCTACCTGACCGAATTCGATATGCAGTACCTCAAGCCGGAAGACCTGCGCGATGTCGACAAGTTGGTTCCCCAGCTGCACTACTCCACCGTGGATCCGGCCCGGATCAGCAACGTGACCGTCGGCACCGCCGAGATCGATGTCGAGCTGCTGCCGCCCGAGCAGATCATCGGCAATGCCGTGCTGTCCCTGCGCTCCAAGGCGGCTGGTGTTCGCGCCAAGGCGACGGCCGAGGCGGCCGTGTTGGAAGGTAAGGCGCAGCAGCTGCTGGCCATCGAGAACAAATCGTAGAGCTATACACCTTTTACCTGTGGTAGAGTTCTGCTTTCGTTGGAGGAACTATGCCGCAGAGAAAATACCTGATTGGCCAAAAATTTGGCCGTCTCACCGTGGTAGCGATCGCTGCCGAATCCGAGTGGACGCCATCACCGTTCCGAAAGGGGCGGCAGCCTGTTCCCTGGAAGTGCCTTTGTGATTGCGGTAAGACCGTATTCACGGACACCAGTCACCTGACCAAGGGGAACACACGAAGCTGTGGGTGCCTCCAGAGGGACGTGACAAGTGTTCGAGCCAGGTCCCATGGGCATTCCACAGGCGGCAAGCTATCGCCAACCTACCACAGCTGGGCGGCCATGTGGACCCGAGTCACCAACCCGAGGCAGCGCAGTTTCAAGGACTACGGTGCGCGCGGAATTACTGTCTGCCCAGAGTGGAAATCCTTCGAGCGATTCCTTGCGGATATGGGCGAGAGGCCAAGCGGGCTGACCCTGGAAAGGTGCCGTGTGAACGAAGGGTACAGACCGGACAACTGTTATTGGGCGGACGGCGAAACTCAGGGAAACAACCGGCAGGCGCAGCGTAAATACTTTGTGGATGGCCGATGGTACGGACTACTGCAGCTTTCGAGGTACTGGGGCCTGAACCCGTATCAGACACGGAAGCGCATTTCGAATTCTTCAATTAAAGACAATACAGGAGGTGTTTATGGGCTGGCTCTGGATGCACAAGCCGAAAGGCATGAAGGTCGCTGATTTCTTGATCAACTATTCCGGTGCGTTGCGTTGGTCAGAGTCTCCGTACACGTATCGTGTGCTCGATCATTCAATAGTACGGTTGAGAACTGCGTATTTTGCAGTGGAGCAGGTCCACAAGGAGACCGGCGAGCGCCGCGTCTGGGCCGCCGTGTTCCTGCTTGGCTTCTGCCCGAAGAGCGAGCACAACTTCGGTTACAAGGACATGGATGAGAGCTGCGGACCTTGCGAGAGTGAGTGCCCCGAACGCATCCTCGACCTGCTCACGCCGACCGAATACGAGCACGCGATCGACTGGCGCGCTCGCTGCCGCGCGTACCACGAGCGGCGCCGCGCGCGGCCGAAGATCAAGGTCGGCGACACGTTGGTGTACGGCGGTCGCGATTATCGCGTCAGCAGCCGGGCTGGTCGCTCGTGGTTGATCGTCGGCACCGATGGCTGCCAGTATCGAATGACCGATGCGCGCGCCCGCCGCGCGGAAGTGAGGCCGGCATGAGCACCCGACGCCGCGGCGTGCCGCACAACCCGGCCGCCGGCTACGCCTTCACCCTGCTCGACGAGATCCGCGCCTCCAAAACCGACCCGCTGCCGCTGGCACAGCGGCAGGCGCGCGTGAAGGATGCACGCGACAACCTCGCCATGCTGACGCACGGCGCCGAACCGTCGCGCTTTCACTGGCGCGTGCTGGCCACGGTCGGCAACATCTTCGAGGTGATGCTCGAACTTGAGATGGTGAACGATCCGGAGGGCCTGCTGTGGAAGGCCCAGAACACGCTCAAGGCGGCCGCCGAATACTCGATCGAGCACGGCGTCGCTCCGCGGCTTGTGGGCGAGGAGGCCGAGACGATCGCGTCCCTGATCAACGCCTACGAGGAGGTGATGGCGGTGATCTCGCATCGCGAATTCATCCGGGTGCTGCGCGAGACCGACAAGCGCATGCGCGTGCTGCGGCCCGGCGACTACAACGCTAACCCTGCCAAGCGCCGCAAACCCTGACATGGCCGACTATCACATCCCTGTGTTCCTCGAACAGCCTGTCGTCGAGGAGCCGCCCAAACCCCCACCGCGCCGCGTCCGGCCGCCTGTCGACACGTTCGAGACGGTCAGCGAGCGGATCGAAAGCCTCAGAGCGCACCTCGCCGTTTACCGGGCCCGGGTCACGAATCTGACCCAGCGTGCCGCTGTGCTGCGTGAGCAGGCGCGCCAGCTGGAGCTGCAGGCCGAAGAGCTCGATCCCATCATGCAGGACATCAGCCGGGTCCGCAACGTCCTGTACCAGAAGCGGCTGCGGCTGCGGCTGCGCCCACCACCCGAAGGAGAAACAACATGTTCCACCCCTACGTCATCAGCCTCGACAACGACAAGTACCGCGTCATCAACGACAACGGAATCCTGACCTTTCTGCGCTACGGTGCCGCGTGGCCGTCAGCGCAGGAAAGCCTGGCGTTTTCGAAGGTCGTGCTGGCCATGGCCCAGCGCATCGAGGAGCTGGAGGTCGCGATCGGCGAGGTGCTGGGCGGTACCATGCAGGCGAATGGGCAGCGCGCTACGGATGGCATGAAGTATGCCGCCGTGATGGGCAAGCCAGTCGGGCACTGGCAGGAGCGCCTGCAGCGCGTGCTGGAGCAGAAATAATGCCCACCCCAACCCTCACCCGCAAGCAGTACCTCGGCCGCCGGCAGGAGATGTTCGAGAAGTGGCTGGTCGAGCGCGGCGCCGAATTGCTCACGCCCACCAACGAATGGGAGCTGCTGCGCTTCCGGACCGAGAAGGGCACCGGCATCATCTACACGAACAAGCACGGCCATCTGACGTGGATGGGCCCGGCTACTGAGGCATACCTTGCGCACGTCAGCAACCGGTCCAGCTGGCGCGCGGTGCCTAGGGAGGAGCGCAAGTACAAGTCGAGCCCGACGTGCCAGGCGCTGCGCCGGCGCGACGGCGATGCTTGCTTTTACTGCCATCTGCCGGTCGCCGTCGAGGACGAGTCGGTCGAGCACCTCGTGAACCTGACGCATCAAGGTCCGGACCACATCGCCAACATGGCGCTGGCGCACCGCGACTGCAACCGCGAGGCCGGCCATCTGTCGGTGATGGAGAAGATCCGCTTCCGCGAGACGTGCTGGCAGCGCCTGCACACGCATGGCACGCTGGCGAACCCTGCGCTGGAGATGGTCGAGGCGCCCGGCGAAATCACACCACCTTGGGACTGAATATGGAACACGGAAAACCACACACCACGAAGCACGTCGCCATGTATTGCGACTGGAAGGGCGGTGGCCTGGGCGATCTGCTCAAGGTCCGGTTGGAAGGTATGACGCTGATCGACGATCGTGACCTCGCGCGGCTGCTGCATTACCAGGCCGTGATGGAAGCTGAGCCGCTGCCATCGCATGTCGTCGACGTCCTACATCTGGCGCTCAAGGCGCTGGGCGGCCCGCGCGGCGCCAAGCCGAAAACGCAGAAGGGCATCGACGCGAGGGAGGCGATCCGCAACCTCCTTGCGACAGCGCCGATCGAGAGGGAGGCCTGATATGAACCCACCAACCATCCGAGAAGCCCTCGACCACCTGAGCGAACACTACGGCCTGACGGCAGCCCAGGTGCGGGAACTGGTGCGCACGCCGCTGCATCCACGCGAGTTGCGTGATGAGTTTGCCGGTCGCGCCATGCAGACGCTCGTTGGTCAGGGCTGGCCTGATGCCGGCCGCATGGCCGAGGAGGTGTACAAGGTGGCCGATGCCATGCTCGCGGCCCGATTGCCCAAGGAGACCTGACATGAACCTCTGGAGCGTCACCATCACGTTCACCGACGGCACCTACTACAGCGACATCTGGGCCACGACGCCCGGCGGCGCGCTGCAGCTGGCCCTGACGGACGCGCGCGGCGTCGAGACCACGCCGCTCTTCACCGGCGAGGTGCGCGACGTCGTCATCAACTGGAAGGAAAAATCATGATGTATCTCTACGGCATGCGCGTCATCGAGTCGCCCTACGTTAATGACGCAGCCCGGTTCGAACTGGGTCCGGGCGTGCGCCAGTTCCTGACGCCGGAATACCTCGCCCAGTTCGACATCTGGTCGCGCAGCTTCTTCGGCATCAAGCCCACCATCTACAAGGCGCAGGATCCCGCTGGCGACGTGCTGATCGTCTCGCCGTACGGCTATGAGATCTTATGCCGCGCCGCACCGAAAGAATACCTGCCATGACTACCCACATCCTGCGCATCGACGCGCACTGCATGGACGTCGAGATGGAGGCCCTGTTCCTGCGCAACTACGACGTCCGGATCGCCGAGCGCCACAACGCCCCGTGGGAGTGGGCCTTCGTCGGCACTCGCCAGAACCTGGCCCAGATGGTCACCGACCACTGGGGCTATCCGGAGGACGAGCTGCCTGGCGTCCTCGACCTGATTAAGGAGCAGACGTGACCACCCACACCGTCCACTTTTCGCGCATCGCCAACAACGCCAAGACTGGGCCGATCCCGGTCACCACCAGCAGCCGCAGCACCTGCCCCACGACCTGCGCGTTCAAGAACAACGGCTGCTACGCCGAGAACTTCCCGCTCAAGCTGCACTGGGACCGCGTCTCGCGCGGCGAGCGCGGTATGGCCTGGGAGGGCCTCGTCGACGAGATCAGCCGGCTGCCGAAGGGCCAGCTGTGGCGACACAACCAGGCCGGCGATCTGCCGGGCGCGGACGACGTCATCGACGGCGCAGCGCTCAAGCAGCTGGTGCGCGCCAATCGCGGCCGCCGCGGCTTCACGTACACGCACTACCCGACGTCGCCGGCGAATCTGCGCGCGCTGCGCCACGCGAACAAGAACGGCTTCACGATCAATCTGTCGGCGGACTCACTGGCCGACGCGGACCGACTTGCTAAGCACCGCTTGCCGATGGTCGTGGTGGTGCCGCAAGGCTGGGAGGGCGGCACCACGCCGGCCGGGCGCAAGGTGACGCTGTGCCCGGCGCAGTTCATGGACGCCATGAACTGCGCCAACTGCGGGCTGTGTCAAAAAGCCGATAGGCATGCTATCGTCGCGTTTGAAGCGCACGGGGCGCGCCGCGCCCATGTGTCGCGCATAGCGAACACGGGGGAATAGCCATGCTACATACTGTCACCATCACGCATGTCGTCGAAGCCGACACGTGGGACGGCGCCATCGAGAAGGTGCTGCGAAATCCGATCGCGCATGTGGCCGACTGCCGGGTCAAGACGCCCGGCAGGCAGCTGATGCACGTCATGGCCAGCGTATTCAAGGAGGCGTACGAGCGCCTCCAGCTTACGGCTTGACCTTGATGTAGGTCGGCGCCTTCGCCGGGAGTGCTGGTGGTGACGGTGCTGCAGCCGGCTGTTCGGCCGACTGCTCTTCGGCCGCGGCCTGGGCGCGCTGCTGCGCGGCGACGAGCGCCGCTGCGCTGAACGTGACTTCCTGTGCCATCAATGGTCCTCCAGATTGAAGTAGATCGTCCGGTCGAAGCGCTCGCCGTTGGCGCAGGTGACGCGCGCCGTGCCGCACGGGCTGGTCGCGTTCGTCGTCCCGTTCGTCACCGACAACAGGGCGATGACCGTGGTGCCCTGCACTGTGGGGCCCTGCGTGGCGGTCATGCCAACCAGGTTCAGCGCGGCGGTCGCCGCCGTCGTGGCGCGGTCGGACAGATCCTTCGTGACGTCCCAGACGACGAAGTTGATGTCGTCCGGATCGATGTCGATCGTCCAACCCTTGGCGCCCATATAAGGTGTGGTTGCGTTTGCCATGTGTGCCTCGAATAATGTTAAAAGACTACGGTCTTGATGCTGCCGCCGAACACGACACGCTTCACGCTGCCGTCGAAGGTGACGCGCTTCGTGCCGCCGGCGAAGGCGACACGCTTCGCGCCGCCGTCAAAGACGACTTTCTTTACGCCGCTGCCGCCGAACGTCACGACGCGCGTGCCGCCGCCAAACACGACCACCTTGGTGCCGCCAGCGAACGACACGACGTGCGTGCCGCCAGCGAACGTGACCCAGTGCGCTTTCGTGATTGACGCCTTGTCGATCGTGACGGGTGGGATCGCGCCAGCGAGGAATGCGGCCAGCACGTCGGTCGCGGCAAGGCTGTCGCTGGCGCTCGCGATCGCGGTCAGCAGCGAGCTCGTCGCGTCGGTCACGGTCACGCTGTCGGCGCGCGTCGCGCTGGCGCTGCCGGCCGCGACGGCCTGATCGATCAGCCCCAGGCTGTCGATGTAGGCGGCAGCGGCCTGCGCGGCCGACGTGGTCGAATCCGACAGGCTCAAGCTGTCCGTGCGCGTCGCCGTGCCGGCGGCGCTGCTCGAAGCGCTGTCGTTCAGGGCAAGCGTGTCGACGAGGGCTGACACGGCCTGCTGCAGGCTTGCGAAGGCTTCAGACGCGCTCAGGCTGTCGCTGGCAGCTGCCAGCGCCGAGAGCGCGCTGGAGACCGCGTCGCCGAGCGTGAGCGTGTCGGCCGCGGCGGCGGTGTTCGTTGCGGCCGCGCTGCCGCTCTCCGCGGCGGACAGGATGTCGGCCACCTGCGCGGCGCTAAAGTACGTGGCGCTGGTCAGGTCGGCCGCCGTGATGGCGTCCAGCCAGGCGGCACTGGTCTCAGTGCTGGGCGAGAACGCCGATGTGCGGCGGAAGCGCGGCCTGAACAGCTGCCACGGGTTGTCGGCCAACGACACCATCTCCGAATCGGCCAGCGTACGCCGCCATACTGCAACAAGCATCAGCGCGCCCGTACTCCATTGCTGGGCGCTGGTGACCCGCGCGCCTACGCTAATTGGTATGCCTATTCCCGGCGTCTTCATCGTGCCGCTACTGTATGTCGCGGTAGCCATGACACCGTTCTGGAAGCAGGCAGTTCGTCCGGGCATCGCGGTAGCGCCCATGGTGAATCCGCGCGACAGCTCTGTTACCGTCAATGCCGACGATGCCGTGACATTGCCGAGCAAGGCGGACATGGCTGAATTGAACGGAAGGAATTCGACCTTGCCGTTGGCAACTCGAAACTGGAAATAGCGCTCCGAGCTGTTATCCATGTCAATCGCGCTCTGCGTGACAGAGGCAGAGCCGCATGTGCCAACCGCAAACAGGCTGTAATTAGGCGAGGTGATAGCGCCGTTCGATGCCAGCGTGTACATTGGGTTGCTGCCGGTCGGGCACCCTCCCGTACCCTGCGGCGTGTTTGACTGCTTGCCAGCCGAGTAAGCCACATTGTTCATTGAGACGGCAGAGCCAGAACCGTCGAGAGCCGTCACAAACCCGTACGCCTGGTCCGCGTGCATCAAGCATACGGTCATGTCTTTCGTGATTGGGTTGTCCCAATCAATCGATACAGCCTCCCCGGGGAGAGGCTGTGTCGTTCTTACGCGGCGCCTGGAAAACGGTGCAGTCATTACGTGTACTGCTGCATCGCCGGCAGAGCCTTGAGCACCCAGCCCGAGTTCATCGATTGTGTGCTGCGGTTGATCAGGTAGACGTTGTAGATGACCGGGAATAGCTCACACTCGCCCGACTGGAACAGCAGGGCGGTATTGGCGACCGGCGTTTTCGGAAACACGAAAACGGCCTTGCGCATCGTGAACGGGATGATGCTCGCCCCTGCCGTGGTGTCGATGTCCGCGTAGTTGGTGCCGTCCAGCGACGGCACCAGATATAGGTCAGCCATGGTCGTCACGTTGGCGGTGATGCCCGTGATGGCGCTGACGGCCGCCGACAGCGAGAACGTTACGGCAAGCATATCGGCCGCGTTGCCGTTTGCACGGCAATCCAGTTTGGTGGTGGCCAGTACAGCCGAGCCGGAGGCTGCAGATGAGCCGCTGGACTCCAGCGTCAGGAGGGAACCTTCCTGCCATTTCATAACGCCGGCCATTATTCTTCACTCCATGCGGCAAGGATTTCGCTGTTGGATGGCGCCGGAATGCCTAGCTTCTCGACGCGGCTGGCAGGGATCGTCGCTAGCGCGTACAGGCCGTCGACCTCTTCCTGCGTTGCGATTTCGTGCTGAACCCAGGCTCGCAGCATGGCCTGCAGCCGCGGATCTTCCAGATGGATCGGGTCGCCGCACGCGAACGAGTCACGGATGACGAGGCAAGCGGCCCGGCACGGGTTGCTCGTGTCCAGGCTGGCGTCATAAATTTTGGCGTAGGGGCCCATTGCAGCCCACGCTTTAGCGGTGGTCGAGCGCAGGGGGCCGACCATGCTGAACGACTGCGCCGTCAGCAAGTCGTAAACGCGCTGCGGGTCGCCCGGAAGATGTTCGGCATAGCCGAGTCCTTCCGGGTCATTCCTCAGCTCAGAGGCAAGCAGGCTTTGCACGACTCACTCCTTGATGCGGATCTCGTCTTCCGCGAAGAGACGCTCGTGAGGCTCGCCGTCGGTGCCCACGTAGGCAACCCTGTACTTCACCTCGCCATCGACGATTTCCGGACCGACGACCTTGCCCTCGATCGGGGAGATGTTCTGGACGACGTCGTCGTCCGCTTTGAATGCGACAGGCATGTCGACTCCTTAGATGGACAGTTGATACGAGACGGTCAGCGTGCCGCCGTTGCTGACCACCTGGTCGCCGCCGGAGAACAGGCCGGCACTGACCAAGGTGCCGGCGGTGCCGTCCTTGGTCGAGCTGGTGGTCACGAGCGAACCCTTGACGGTGCCGGCGCCGGTGAAGTTGAACGACGCGGCGGCGCTCATGGCCTTCGTGCGGCTGCCGGCGCCGCTGCCGGTCGCGGCCGACCAGCCGATCGACGGACGGGCGGTTTGCGAGAAGGTTGGCGCGTTGGTGCCGCCGGCTTCGGTCCACGTGGGATGTGACGCCATCGTGTCACCGGCAACGGGAGCCGACGTGTAGCTGACCGAGCTGATCAGGCCGAGGTAATGTGCGGCCGTATAGCCCGAACCGCCGAAATACTTGTCGAGGATGTCCTTGGCGCCGGCGTCGGTGACGAGGTTGTCGTAGCTTTCGGACCAGATCAGCTCACCGTCTTCGTAATAGCGCGCCTCGTAGTGTCCGTGCACCGGGGCGCAGTCGCCGTCGGCGGCGTGAGTGCCGGCCGCGGCCGTCGTGTTCGATTTGATGTTGAGGGAGTCCATGGCGATCCTTGCGAGGAGAAGTGCAGGCCCCGCAAACGAACGCGCAGACCATGCCAGAATGCAATAATTCTGGCATGCTTCTTGCCTGAAGTAAAGAAACAACTGATCCTTGTCAAGGAGGTATTGATTCGAGAAAATATTTTGACAGCGCACTAAAGTTTGCCTTAACCTGATGTTCCCTTTCCCTACAGAAAAAATCACAACCATGTGGCTCAAGAACGCAACCATCTACGGGATCTCCCCCAAAGCACAATTCCCCATCGAGCAGCTGCAGGCTGCTCGATTCGTTCCTGTCGACAGCCTGCAGCTGCAGTCGGTCGGCTTCTCGCCAGTCCGCGAGGGCGAACTTGCCTACAGGCAAGGTAAGCACATCCTGCTGCGTTTCACGATCGAGAAGAAGCACATCCCGGGCTCGGCCGTAGCTGTGCTGGTGGAAGACAAGGCCGCGGCGCTGGAGAAAGCGCAGGGCTTCCCGCCGGGCAAGAAGGCGCGCAAGGAGCTCAGGGAGCGTGCGATCGACGAACTGCTGCCGCGCGCGCTGTCGACCCGCCGCACGACGCAGGTCTGGATCGACCAGGACCAGCACCGCATCGTGATCGATTCGGCCTCGAACTCGACCTGCGACGAGATCATCAAGGCGATGATCAAGCTGTTCCCGACGATCGAGTTCCAGGACGTCAGCTGGCCGCGCGCCAAGGTCGTGACGGCGTGGGTGGCCGACGAGGAGCCGGACGACTTCACGATGGACGATTCGGTCGTGCTGCAGTACCCGGGCGAGAAGGGCAAGCGCGTGAAGTTTGAACGCGCGACGGCGCAGGGCGCGGACGTGATCAACCACCTGACGGCCGGCGCCCACGTCGACTCGGTCGCCATGACCTTCTCCAGCCGCCTGTCGTTCGTCATGACGGACAACATGCGCATCCGCCGCATCAAGGCGCTGGACATCGTGCAGGAGGGCCGCGACGCTGAGAACGACGACCGCTTCGACAGCGACGTCGCGCTGATGACGCGCGAACTGGGCTGCCTGATCGACGCTCTGGTGCGGGAGGCGTGATGGGCATCCGTAAAATTGGGCCCGTGACCGAGGTCACGCCCGGTCAGTGGATTCTGCAGACCCCGCTGCTGAACGACCACCTCGTGTCCGAGCCGCGCGAGGTTATCCGCCGCTCCGGCAAGCGCATCTACTATCGCAACCGCCACGGAGAGGACGATGGCACCTACTGCAGCATCGCGACGGTAGTGGCCCTGTGCGACACGAAGGCGGATGCGGACACCGTGTACGCCGTCAGCAAGTCGCAGTTCGATGCCCTGCGCGCGGTGCGTCACGACCACCTCGGCCGTCTCAAGGCGCTGGTCGCATGACCGCGTACTACAACGAATTCAACCCCGCGGCGGCCGAGTGGCTGCGCAACCTGATCGCAGAAGGCCTGATCGCGCCGGGCGTGGTCGACGAAAGGAGCATTGCCGATGTCACACCCGGAGACCTTGCCGGACTTGACCAAGTACATTGGTTTGCCGGAATCGGAGGCTGGTCCCTCGCTCTCCGACTTGCAGGCGTCCCTGATAGCCGTCCAGTCTGGACGGGCAGCGCGCCTTGCCAGCCTTTCTCCTCGGCAGGCGCAGGCGGCGGGTTTGATGATGAGCGGCACCTGTGGCCCGCTCTCTTCCACCATGTCAGCGTCCGACGACCTGCAGAAATCTTTGGAGAGCAGGTTGCAAGCAAGCCTGTCGACCTGTGGATCGACGCTTTACAAGCTGACCTGGAAAGCGTGGGTTACGCCGTCGGGGCGGTTGCGTTCCCGTCTGCGGGCTGTGGCGCACCGCACATCCGAGACCGCTGCTACTGGGCTGGCCGGCTGGGTAACGCCGACGTCACGCGACTGGAAGGATTCGGGAGCGGACATTCGACCCCGCTCGGACAATGGCAAGGCTCGACTGGACCAGCTGCCACGCCAGGCGAACCTGTGTGGCTGGCCGACGCCGATCGCGAAGGAGGCCAAGGCGGGTCTGCACTGCTCGAATCAGGTGACGGTGAGCATGGCGGCCCAACTGGTTGCGGACGGTCCGGCCCGGTTGCTGGTTTCTGGCGAGACGCTGACTGGCTCAGTTGCCGGGACGGCAAGTGGCGGCCAGTTGAACCCATCCCACAGCAGATGGTTGATGGGCTACCCAAAAGCCTGGGACGATTGCGCTCCGAACAAACCCACGCGTTCGCGAAAGAGGTGATGGAGTATGCCGAGGCCTGCGAAATCGACGCCAGAGAAGCGCTGCACAATGTGTGGATGTCGCTTGCAGAGGAGACGCTTCGGCGAACGTCTGGAGGACTTTCAGGCGTTCATGAAGCGCCAGTTTTGCTCGCTTTCCTGCGCCAACTCGCGTACGAAGGGTGGGACGTCGCGCAGGGCTTACCAAGCCCAAGCCCGCAAACTCCGGAAGGAGGCCTGCGAGTGTTGTGGGAGCGTGAAGCTGCTGCACGTGCATCACATCAACGAGGACTGGTCGGACAATCGTCCGGAAAACACGCAGACGCTGTGCGTGTTTTGTCATCAGTTCTGGCACGCCACACACAGGCGTGCTGGGGTGAAGCCTTCGACCGCCATGCCTCCGATGCCGTTCCTCTCATCGGTGACGCAAGGTCTCGGGTGATTCGTCTGCACGGCTACGGCAACGCCATTAACCCGTACGCCGCGGCCGCCTTTCTCAAAGCATTTTACGGAGTAAACTGAATGACCGCCGGAATCCTGGGCCCCTGTGCCCGCCGCGTTGTCCGCTGCACCCTGATCACGCCCGGCGGCCACGCCATCATCGGCGAGAACTGGTGCATGAACCCACAGCCCGCGTGCCCGCGCGCCGAGGGCGAAGGGTACGAGAAGTGCCAGACGATCTGCCATCAGGTCGGCCACGCCGAGGAAGTCGCGGTGCTGCTGGCCGGGCCGTCAGCGGTCGGTGCCCACGCCTATGTCGAGAACCACACGTACGCCTGCCGCAACTGCCAGGAAGTCCTGTTTGCTGCCGGCGTCGCCGCGCTGACGATCGGCGCGCCACCTGATCGGAGGGAAGATGTTTGACAACGAAATTTTCAACGCAGGCCTGCACCATGTGGTTGCGGGTCTGCCGGGCGCGCTGTTGCTGTGGATCGGCGTCTGGATGGGGCGCCGCTCGCGCGACATCGAAGTCCACGGCTACAGGCTGACGAACAGGTTCCTCGAGAACCTCGCGGTCATGAACGCGAAGATCGCGGACAAGGCACTTGCCGAGATCAGCAAGTCGCGGAAGGATACTTGATGCCCTCGACCCCTGACTTCAACGTCGCCCGGGATCTCGAAAAAGTGCGCGCCTTAACGGCGCGCATTTCGTATCCCCACTGGATGCATCGGCCCGGGACCTGGACGTGGACGCGCCCCGACGGCATGTCGCAGGGCTTCTCGTCGATGATCTACACCCAGCCTGGCCTGTGCAATCTGCTGTGGCTGGCGATGGATCTGGACCGGCCGCCCGAGGCGTACAACGCGCTGGCCAACCCGCTGTACATGCTGCTGGTGGTCAATCGCGATGCGAAGCTGCGCGGCGAGCCGCTGACGGATATGGCGGCCCTGCTGACGCTGCGCCAATTCCACGACCTGCTGCCGGAATCGACAGCGGCCGTGAACCCGGTCGAGCACGCCTACCCGCTGCTACGACTGCTTGCGGAAAGGAGGCTCGATCATGCTCACCCTTGAGCAGGCGCAGGCTGCTGGACTGCGGCGTTTCTTTACGGGTCAGCCCTGCCGTAATGGCCACGCCGCAGAGCGATATGTCGCTGGCGGCGCATGCGTGCAGTGTGCAGCGGTTCGAATGGCGAAAGCGTCAAAAAAGTGGAAGGACGCACATCGAGAGTTGATGCGCCAGGCCAGCAAATCATGGAGGGGTTCCAATGCAGATAAGGTGAGGGCGACCAACGCTGCCTGGGCCGCTGCGAATCCGACCCTGAAAGCCGAGATGCACAGGGCCTGGCGAGAAGCTAACCCGGAGTATCACCGTCGATACTCTGCCGCACGCCGTCAAAAGCAGTCCGAGGATCAGCTGTCACGAGGCATCGTGGAGAGACTGTGGCAGCTCCAAGCTGGCCGCTGCGCCTGCCCCTGCCGGCAGCACCTGCTGCGGAATGATTTTCACATTGACCATATCGTCGCGCTCTCCCGTGGCGGGCGGAACATCGACAGCAACGTGCAATTGCTAACTCCGGAATGCAACCTGAAGAAGTACAACAAGGACAATTCGGAATTTTTCGTTGAGCAGGCTGCGAGATTCGGAGGGCGGCATGCTCACACTTGAGCAGGCTATCGAGAGGTACCCGCTGCCGCACCCGCTGGGTGGCACGATGGTGCTGGAGGAGCTTCAAAAGCAGGACATCGTGCGCGCCGCCATGTGGCGCCGCGCGCTGCTCGATCTGCCTGTCGGCTATGGCAAGACGGTGATCGGCACCTGCATCTCACTGATGTTGCAGCCGGACGTCACTGTCGTGCTGGTGCCGCCGATCCTGATCGCGCAATGGGTCGCATGGCTCAACAGCATCCCGGGCGCCGGCACGGCTATCGCGTACAACGGCTCGCCGAAGGCGCGCGCGGCGATGCCAGTGGCAAGCGTGCGTTGGATCGTGACGTCATATCAGGTATTCAATAACGACATCGCGCGCCTGACGAAGGATCTGGCGCACCACGCAGTGATGCTGATGGTCGACGAGGTGCAGGCCCTGAAGGGCCGCGGCGTGCTCTTCAAGAACGTGCGGACGTTCACGGCCGGCGGCCGCGACCTGATCATGATGTCGGGCACGATCATGAGCAAGCCGGGTGATGGCTACGCGTACGTCAAGCTGAACACGCCGGACGTCTACGCCAGCTACACCCAGTTCGAGAACATCCACGTCGAGAAGCGCGACCCGATGTTCAACCAGCCAACCGCCTGGCACAACCTCGATCTGCTGCAGACGAACCTGAGCATGCGGCGCGTGCGCCGCACGAAGGAGGAAGTGCACAGCGCGCTGCCCAAGGCAAACTACATCCCGATCTACTACGACCTGTCGAAGGAGCACATGGCGCTGTACAAGCGCCTGATGAAGGAGCAGCTGCTGCTGCTCGACGACGGAAGCAAGATCGATGCCACGACGGCCACGCGGCTGTACCACGCCGCGCAGCAGATCGTGCTGGACTTCGGCCACTTCGCCGGTGACCCTGACAAGCGCAGCGCGATCTTCGACCTGGTCGACGGCATCGCCGCCGAGATCAATCTCGGCGGCGAAATCATGATCGACAACGAGACGAGGCCGGCCAGCAAGCTGATCCTGTGGACCGCGCACCGCAGCGTGACGCGCCTGATCGGCGAGCACATGTCGGCCCGGCTTGCACCACTTGGGAAGCGCGCGGTGATGGCGTATTCCGAGGTGGACTCGAAGAAGTCGGTGCGCGAGTTCATGAAGGACCCGAACACGGTCAACCTGACAGCCCAGCCGGGCAGCGCGGGCGTCGGGCTGAACCCCCAGTACCTGTGCTGGGAATGCGCCTTCGTACAGATCCCGACGACCACGATCCCGTTCATCCAGGCATCTGGCCGGATCGACCGCAAGGGCCAGCGTTACAACCCGAACATCAGGTTGCTGGTCGCGCGCGGTACGATCCAGGAACAGCTGTTGAAGAACCTTTTCGACAATGACGACCTCGTGAACCGGGCGTCCGGGTCGAAAGCCGGGATCAGAAATTTGATTTTCCCGTAGGAAATAGCTGTAGAATTCCCGCTTCATGTCGTATCACCACCGTATAAGGAATTGCAACATGGATAACCCATCCACAGCGCGGGCGCACAAGCTCGCGCTGCAGGCCAAGTGGCTCAACCAGCGCATGGTCGACAACGACCGCTGGACGCTGGACATGCCCAGCCCGCGCGTGGTCAAGGTGAGCGACCGGAAGACCTTCATTGCCTGGCGCAGGGACGCTGCCGGCAAGGTGGAGGTCGTTGATATGTTGCGTGTTAACGACGTCGAGATTTCGTTTACCCGCGGCATCACTGTCAAGTTCAGCGCTGGCGCCACTTCCAACACCATCTGCATCACCGCGCACCCGCGCGAGATCGTCCCGGGCGTCTTCGCCTGGATCCCACCGCACGCCGAGCTCCGCTACGGCCCGCACAATCCCGAGGACGCGACGTCGCGCTGGCGCCTCACCTTGCCGATGCTCGTTCGGCAGATGACCACCAGTTCGACTGTCCTGTCGACGCTCAAGGAATTTCAGGACCTCCACCCCAACATTAGCCTGTGAGGCCCGCATGAGCGCATTCCACTACTACCAGATCAAGGGTGGCGAAGAGGCATGGCAGGCCGTGCCGGTATCCCACCGCGACCAGATTCTGCAGGACGTGCGCCCGGTCTTCATGACCGTGCTGTCCGTCTCCAAGCTGGTTGACGAATTGTCCTACGAGGAGAAGCTGAAGCTGGCGTACGCCGGCCCGTTCTATTCCGATTTCGACTCGGAAGACGAGACGCTCGTGATCGTCAAGGTCAATGAATACCTCGACAAGCTCGAAGGCCTGGGCGTCGACCTCGAGATGTGTCGCCTGTTCGCCACCGGCGGGCGCGGCTTTCACATCGAGGTGCCGCCCGAGGTCTTCATGGAGAAGGTGCCCAAGGGCGGCGTCGTCGGTCTGCCGTCGGTCTATCGCGAGATGGCGCTGGCGCTGGCCGTCGACACCCTCGACCTGAAGATCTATTCGACCGGGCGCGGCCGCATGTGGCGCACGCCCAACGTCAAGCGTCAGAACGGCCGCTACAAGGTACCCATCACGGTCGCCGAGATGCGGGAGATGACCCCCGAACTTGCGATCCTTCTGTCGTCGCAACCGCGCGAGAGCGTGCCGGTCAAGTCGCCGGCCTTCTGCGTCAAGCTGTCGATCGAATTCTCCAAGGCGTCCCAGAAGGTCGAGGATCTGCTGAAGAAGCGCGCGCGCTTCAAGCCGGATCCGGCGATGCGTGAACGTGCGTCGGCCGAGTCGGTGCACTTCATGATGGCCGGCCTGGGCATCAAGGAGTCCGCCGGCTTTCAGGAGATCGCCACGCAGCTGGCCATCGCCGCGGTGACCGCGGGCCTGAACGAGGACCGCTTCATCGTCGAGTGCGAGGGGCTGATCAACAACCACAAGGGCGATAGCAGCCGCTACGGCTCGCCGGCGAAGCGCACCGAAGAGCTGCGCCGCATGCACCGCTACATGGACGGTAACGCCTGCTACGAATTCTCGGTCGGCGCAATCAAGACGCTGCTGAATCATGCCGCGCCCGATCTCGACGGCATTGCCGTCACGAAGGAAGAAGTCCTCGAAGAGATCGAGAGCGCGGCCCAGCAGACCGAGGACGAAGCGGAGCTGCAGGACGAGTATGCGGACGTGGCCAAGGGCGTGACGCTGTCGAAATACGGCGTCTACATGGACGGCGAGTTCGGCAAGAAGCGGATCTGCGCGGTGTCGTTCGACGCGGCCTCGATTCTCATGTCGAGCGAGACGGACCAGATCATCGGCTACGACGCCACGGTGCTGGTCAACGGCAAGTCGGTGGGCAACGTCACGCTGGAGGTCGACATGTTCAGCGGGCTGGTGCCTTTCAACCGGTTCGTGGCGAAATACGGGCACGCCTTTCAGGGCAATGACGCCCAGGTAAGGACGGTAATGATGCGTTTTGTAGAGCAGGCAAAGAAGAAGGGCAACATCAGCTACATCGTGACGCGCGAGGGTCTCGACATCGTCAACATCCCGAACCACCCGGACCCGGCGCTGCATGAGCCGTTCATGGTGTGGGCGGACAACCACGGCGTCCGCCTGGAACCGCGCGTGGCCGACCTTGGGCTGAAGATCAAGTTCGCCGGCTACCCGGACCCGCGCGGGATGTTCAAGACCGACATCTCGAACGCGCCTGCGCTGGCCCAGTGGCTGGCCGAGCCAGGCAACAAGGCGCTGCTGGCCGACACCTTGGGCAACCTGCTGGCGTGCCAGCGGCCTGAGGTGCTGGGCAAGGTGTTGGGCTGGTACACGGCCTGCTTCTGGAAGCAGCTGTTCCAGAAGCACTACGGCAAGTTCCCGCTGCTGCACGTGAATGGGCCGGCCGGCATGGGCAAGACCGAGATGCAGATCGGCATCTCGAACCTGTTCTACTGGCGCGGCGAGCCGCGGCCGCTGTCGCCCGGGTCGACCAACTTCGCGCTGCTGCAGCACCTGATGGCGTCGTCGTCGATCCCGCTGATACTTGACGAGTACAAGCCGCACGTGATGCTCAAGCAGCGCGTCGACCAGCTCAAGGGTCTGTTCCGCGATGCCTACAACCAGCGTGACCAGGCGCGTGGTGGCGGCTCGCGCGAGAGCGACGACTACCGTGTGCTGCAGTTCTCGCAGATGGCCGCGCCGATGGCGTTCATCGCCGAGGCGGCCGAGGAAGAGGCGGCCGTCATGGAGCGCGTCGTGCTGGTCACGCTGGCGCGTCCGGCGCAGAGCCAGGGCCTGAAGAACCACGCGCACTGGCAGGCGTTCTGGCGCAATCGTCATCTGCTGGGGATTCTCGGGCAATACCTCGCCATGAGTGTTTTGGAGGAGGCAAATGCTGAAAAGTTCACGGCCGAGTTCGACGATCTGTACAAGGAAGCCAAGGATCGCTTCATGCTGTCCGAGGCCGACTTGAGTGGCAACCTGAGCGAGGAGGAGTTGAAGGACAAGCAGAACACGAAGGAGCGCCCGGTGTTCAACCACTCGGTCGCGCGCTTCGGGTTCCGCCAGCTGCGGCGCCTGATCAACGATGCCGTCGGCACCCAGTTCGACGACCGCATGGCCGAGATGGAAGAAGGCGTCTTCGCCCGCCTGCACGATCTGCACGCGGCGACCACGCCGGAATACGTCAAGGTGCTGTCCGAGATCTCCAGCATGAGCCACCACATCGAGGTCGACCGGCCCGACGCGGTGCGCAAAAACCACGAGTACGCGTTCTCGCGCATCGGTGGGCGGGACTGTATCGAGATCGCGATCCGGCCGGCGTACCATCGCTACCGCATGCACTGCCGGTCCACCGGGCTGGAGGCGCTGTTCGGCGGCTTCGAGAGCTTCGCGCACTCGATCCAGGATTGCTCGGCCTTCATCAAGCGCGGTACCGGCGAGGTGCTGCAGATGCCGGGCGTCTACACGTTCGACCTGCACGAGCTTGCGCGGATGGGGGTTGATACCTTCAAGAATTAATTGACACAGGTAAAGAAGTTTGCCATACTGAATTTTCCCCAAGCCGGGCGGGGATCCATGCCCCGGCAATCCGATGATGATAGAGGTAATGAAAATGGCACTGAATCAAAAAGCAAACACCCAGACCGCAGACTTCGAAGCTCCGGACGACGACACCGTCGGCAACGAGCAGGATCAGGCAGCGGCGATCCGCGCGAAAGCGCAGGAACGTCTGACAGCTGCGGCAACTGCGCATCAGGCTACCAAGCCGGCCGAGAATGCCGTCGCAACCGCCAAGCCGCAAGGCGGTCAGGTTGCACTGCGCAAGGCTCTGGTGAATCCGCTGGCGCCGCTGAAGGGCGCTTTCACGGTCGAGTGGGACACCCTGCGCAGCCTGAAGGTCACCAACGGCAACGTGCTGGACAACCAGTCGGGCAAGACTCTGGGCGACGTCGTCGGCCTGGAACTGCTGTCCTTCCAGGACCAGTGGGTGATCTCGCCGGGCGTGGATGGTGACGAAGCGAAGGAACACGTGCGCTACTCGAACGACGGTGAGACGACCACCAACGGCGAGGACTGCAACGAGTATCTCGAGCAGCTGAAGAAGGCGGACTTCCCGGACGCCAAGATGTCGAAGCGTACCGTGATCTGCGGCTCGCTGTTCGATATCGGCGACAAGGGTCGCAAGGACTGCAAGGACATCCAAGACTGCCTCGTGCAGCTGTCGCTGGCGCCGACTTCGAAAGCGTCGTTCGATCGCTACATGATGGACCAGGCCTTCAAGATCGGCAAAGCGCTGATCTCGCCGGAAGGCGCGGAACGTCTGAAGCTGGAATGCACTGTCGTGACGAAGGGCAAGAACAGCTGGACCGTCGTCAACTTCAGCCGCTACGACGCGTAATCGTCGTCGCCACCACCCAAAAGGGACCTCTTCGGAGGTCCCTTTTCTACAGGAGAAACACCTTGGACATGCAACAACCACAAGAAGAAGTCCGCGAGATCGCCTGGGTCATCGCTGATACCGAAACCACCGGCCTGACGGGCCCGGCCTGCGAGGTCGCCTTCCGCGAGATCTGCCCGGATACGCTGGAGACGATCCGCGAGATCCAGTCGCTGATCGATCCGGAGTGCCCGATCGAGCCGGGCGCGCAGGATGTGCACGGCATTACGCAGGAAATGGTCGCCAACGCGCCGACGATGGACGAGTTCTTGACGGTGCCGGGTTATCTGGACGGCGCCTTCGACGGCCGCGACATCGTCCTGATCGCGCACAACGCCCCGTTCGACGAGAAGCGCCTGCGCAAGGTCGGCAGCATCGTGTCGTCAGTCTGCACGCTGTTCCACGCCCGCCGCCTGATCCCTGAAGCCGAAAACCACAAGCTGCCGACATTGCGTGAGCACTTCGGCTTTCCGAAGAACGAGGCGCACCGCGCGATGGCCGACGTGGCCACGACGCACCGCCTGCTCAAGGAGGTTATGGCTCGCGCCGGCCGGCGCTCCTTGCGCGACTTCCACGCCACGCAGGAAACGACGATCCATCGCTGGGTGTTCGGCAAGTACCGCGGCCGTCTGCTGATCGACACGCCGCGCGAATACCTCGAGTGGTTCAAGAAGCAGCCTGACGTCGAGGCGAACCTGAAAGCGTCGATCGTCAAGGCGCTCAAAGTCATCCCCAAATAACAACGAAAGGAACCACCCATGAATTTCGCACAATACCCCGCCCTCGCCGCCCGCACCGAAAAAGAGCTGCCGACCCGCCTCGATCGCCTGGAACACGCCGCGCTCGGCCTGGTCACCGAGACCGGCGAAATCGCCACCATCGTCAAGCGCATCAAGATCTACGGCAAGTCGCTCGACAGCCTCGTCGAGAAGGGTCCGGACGCCGGCAAGTCGTTCCGCGCGCTGATCGCCGAAGAGATGGGCGACGTGCTCTGGTACCTCCCGATCGTCACGCGCGAGTTCGGCGTCAGCGACGAAGTGTTCGGTACCATGGACAGCGCCGAGTTCCTCGAGCCGCAGGAAGGCCTGCCGGCTATCGCGCTGGACAAGGCCTTGGCCAGCGTGTCGCGTCGCCTGAGCATCGCCGCCGCTACGGTCGCCAACTTCGTCGAGGACGAGTTTATCGCGCAGCAGACCCAGGTGGACCTTGGTCTGGCTGTCGGCACGATCACCACCAGCTTGGCAAACCTCGCGTGGCTGATCGGCGCCGACCTGCGCCAGGTCGCGGCCGACAACATCGCCAAGCTGAAGCTGCGCTATCCGGAGAAGTACAGCGATGTGGCGGCCGAGGCGCGCGCTGACAAGGGTGGCGAAGACGCGCGGAATAGCTGATATGGCATCCCACCTGATCAGCGCCGCGGCGCAGGTCCGGTCTCTGGCAAAAGCGGTTTCGGCCGCTTTTGCCGCGTCTGCGCTCACCGACGAGGAGCGCAACCCGGACCGCATCGAGATCCCCGACCTGCCGTGGACGGCCCCGCCGTTGCGCTGCAGCGCGACCTTGGGCGGCGTGCCGCTGTCCGATTACCTGAACGTGCCGATGGCGCTGGACGAAACGCTGCTGCATCGCTTCTGGGTCAAGACGCTGGACGACCTGTGGCACCGGCCGTCGTCGGCGATCCGCCGCGGCGCGTTCGCCAACTGCGCGCAGGGCATGCCGAAGCTGAAGGTCGGCCAGCGTGCATTCCTGTTCTCGACGCCGGCGGGCTTCCCAGCGCAGCTCGACTCCAGCGCGGGCGCCATGCTCTCGATCGAGGTGGCGCACGCGGCGGCCCAGTCGTTACCCATCCTCGACGTCGTCTCGGACGAGGACAACTACTACGTTGTCATGCCGGACGAGAGGATCATCGGCGTGCGCGCCGGCAAGCCGGCCTGCGACTCTCCCTGGGGCGATCGCGTTTCGGGCATGGTGCAGGAGATGCTGGAGATGAGCCGCGGCGAGCCGGACTACACCCTGCGCTTCGACCAGCTTGCGGCAATGCGCTCGGTGGTGAACGTGCACCGCAGGCGCTTCCCTGAGTTTCAGGGCCTCGACTGGGGCCTGCAGGCGCTGCGCATCCTGACGCTGGGCGGCCACTGCCCGGAGCTGATGACCCAGATGCGCATGACATCGATGGAGCTGCCGCAGCTGCGCCGCAACGAGCAGATCCTGCGTGACTGCCTGGCGATCGTCGACGACTTGTCCCTGTCGGATCGCAGCAAGCTGCAGATCTGGCAGAACTATCTCGTGCCTGAAGTGATCAGCGTCTCGCGCTTCAAGCAGGTGATCTACGGCGGGGCCCAGTGGCCGTTCTCGCTGCCGCTGGCGAAACTCGAATCGATCCGTACCTGGCTGGAGGAGCGCTACCGCGCGCTGCCGGCCAACATCCAGAAGGAGGGCGTATGCAGACCCATCGCCACACCCTGATCGAAGTGGTGATCTCCACCGGTGCCGCGTTTGTTATCAGCGCGCTGCTGCAGCACTACTTCGTCAACCCGCACTGGCACCTGCACTCGTCGCCGGCGGACAGTGTCGGCATCACCGTGTTCTTCACCGTCGTCTCACTGGTGCGGAGCTACATTTTCAGATGAATGTTCAATAAATTGGGAGTCAAGAAATGAAGATGGAACAAGATCCGAACGGCGTCGCAGCAAGTCAGCCGGGCGCAAAACTCGACGCCGGCAAGTCGCCGGTCCGCCGTGGCCTGCTGGAATACTTTCCGCGCGCATGTCTTGCAGTCGCGGAAGTGAGCGCCGCCGGCGCCAACAAGTACACGTGGGGCGGCTGGCAGACGGTGCAGGGCGGCGTGGACCGATACGGCGACGCTGAGGCGCGCCACATCTGCAAGGCGGCGATCGAGGGTGAGATCGACAAGGACTTTGGCCTGTTGCATGCGGCCCACGAGGCGTGGAACGCGCTGGCGCGCCTGGAGCTGATCCTGCGCGAGAAGGAACGGGCATGAGCGAGCGCACCGCAGACGAACTTGAGACGGCCGAGAAGCTGCGACAGGAGTCCTCCGACTTCGGCCTGGCCCAGGTGCGTGAGCACCTGAAGGCCGAGCACCACCCGGAGTTCAATGGCAAGGACTGCGTCGGCTGTGGCGACGAGCTGGCACCGGTGCGCATCGCGTATAAGCGCGTGCGTTGCGCGGCCTGCCAGACCGAGATCGAAAAACGACAGAAGCAGATGCGGAGGGCCTGATGAAAAGATACCGTCGCGGCGGCTTTGACATGTCGTCCTTCATGTGGACGATGATGTCGTGGGGGAAGGACAAAGAAAACGGCTACGAGGTCGAGCACGAAGGGAAAACGGTTTACATCAATTCGGGCCAGTACGGCTACGACAATACGCTCGGCCGCATGCTCGACTGCATGAAGGCTTACAGGCTGAACCCGATCGACGTGATCCTCGTGTTCGAAGGCCAGAACAGCAAGGGCAAGCGCCTGCTGATCGACAACCAGTACAAGGGCGGCGACAAGAGTAGCCGCCCACCCGAGGCGTACGCGGAATTCGAGAAGTGCCGCGAGATGCTGAAGACGACGTTCCGCGAGCTCGGCGCCCAGCTGCTGTGGCAGGACTTCGCCGAGGGCGACGATACGCTCGGCTGGCTGGCGCACAATACCGAGGACGACCTGATCGTCTTCACGTTCGATAACGACCTGACGGTGTTGAACCTGCACCCGAACACCCACGGCGCGCGTGTCTCGACGTGGATCAACGAGATGTTCGAGTTCAACAAGTACGGCGTGTTCGACTACCACCTCGTCACCACCTATAAGGCGTTGGTCGGCGACAGCTCGGACAACATCAAGGGTTGCCCGGGTTTCGGCCCGAAGAAGTTCGAGGCGCTGTGCGAGCAGTACGGCTTCGACGGCCTGGCCGAGATCCACCAGATGCTGGTGAACAGCAACCTGTCGCCGCTGGCCGACTACATCTCAGGTCCGCAGGACAAGCTGCTGCAGATGATCCTGGACAACGCATCGCAGGTGATCCGCTGCTTCGACCTTGCGCGTATCCGCCCCGAGTGGGTGAACACCATGCGCAACCCGCTGCACTGGGAAGCCGGCATGGTGCGCCAGCTGCAGCCAACCGACCGCGACCCGCGGCTGAAAGCCTGGTACGGCCGTACGCGGCTTATCACCGGCACCACGTTTGCCCAGGCCTGCGAGTGGGCCATGCCGCACATCGCCGCATCGCGCGAGGTGGCGCTGGACATCGAGACCTCGACGCCGGACGAGTCCGACGAGTGGCTGGCCGCGCTGGGCGACCCGGACGGCGTCGACGTGTTCGGCTCCGAGCTGACTGGCCTTGCGCTCACGTTCGGTCCGAACAACCAGTACACGCTCTACTTCTCGGTCGACCACGCCGACACGGACAACATCGCCAGCGAGGATCTGCGCCAGTTCATCGCGTCGATCCCGCAGTCGATCCCGCTCGTCATCCAGAACGTGTCGTTCGAGCTGGCTGTGCTCTTCAACGAGTGGGGCGCGCGCCAGATGGACAACGGCTACCACGGCTTCCTGCCGAACGTGCTGGACACGAAGATCGAGGCCAACTACGTCGACGAGAACATCCCGACCGGCCTGAAGCAGCGCTCGCACGGCACCCTGGGATACCGCCAGCAGACGTACGAAGAGACGTGCGTGATCACGGCGCACCCGTCCGAGCTGTTCAAGGGCGGCAAGTTCGTGCGCGAGGACTACGTCTATGAGACGGTCGGCACTGGCCGTTTCGAGCCGCTGACGGCCGAAGAGGACGCCGCCGGCATCGTGCCGACCGAACTCACGAAGGTGCAGCTGAAGCTGGTACCAACTGGTGAAGTCGACGAAGCCGGCGAGCCGGTGATGGAGCCAGTCGTGGCCACCCAGACGCGCCGCTACAAGATGCGCGAGCTGCCGGCGGCCTACGTCCTTGGGTATGGCGCTGATGACACGATCTGCACGATCGCGCTGCACAACTACTACAAGCTGTTCATGCAGCTGGAGCACACGTGGGACGTGTACCGCGAGGTGGAGATCGACGCGGCCTACCAGCACGCGAAGAACTTCATCGACGGTACCGAGATTTCGGTCGCGCGCTGCAAGGCGCTCGAGCGCGAGGACGACATCACGTACGACAACGCCTGGGAGGTGGTGCGCCAGTACCTGATCGAGCAGGGCTGGGCCGGCACGGCGCCGCCGACCTACACGATCGACATCACGCCGGCGCAGATCAAGGAGGCGTACACGATCGTGACCGGCGAGGTGCTGGACACGATGATGCGCACGAACTCGAAGATCGTGAAGTTCATCGAGACCGAGACGGAGCATCTGCAGTTCGCGCGCATGCTGGATCGGCTGGTGCAGGCCGGCGCGGCCGTGCGCGGCGAGAAGCACGATCTGCCGGATGGCACCGTGCCGGCCGAGATCGAGAAGGAATTCACCGCGTACGTCCGTGGCTATTTCGAGGGCGAGCCGCAGTTCAACAAGGGTTCGCCGCTGCAGATGCAACGTCTGATGTACGGGGTGATGGGCCTGCCGATCCGTGTCCGGAACATGCCGACCGACACGATGAAGAGGGCCGGCATCCGCGAAGGCACGCCGAAGACGGACGCACTGGCCGTGGCCTACGCCTTGCAGGACTGCATGCCCGAGCAGAAGCCCGTGCTGGAAGCCCTCAAGCTGATGGGCATGGTCACGACGCGCCGCTCGCTGTATTACTCGAAGTACCCGTACTACCCGCACTGGAAGGACGGCCGCGTGCGCTCGCAGCACAATCAGGCGGCAACCGTTACGCGCCGCGCCAGCGAATCCAAGCCCAACAAGCAGCAGCTGCCCAAGCACGCGAAGATCGAGGGGCAGGAGGCCAAGTTCCGCGAGGTGATCGTGCCGCACAAGCCGGGCGCCGTCATTGTCTCCATGGACTTCGACTCGCAGGAGATGGTGCTGATCGCATTCCAGTCGCAGGACCCGAACGCACTGTCGTGCTTCCAGGGCGAGAAGCGCAAGTCGCCGCACACCATCACGGCGCTGGGTATCGTCCGCGAGGAGAACAAGCTCGACTGGACGTACGAGGACTACGAGGCGGCGCTGGAAAAAGCGCTGGGCGACGAGATGGCGCACCTCGCCAAGGAGACCCGCAAGCTGGGCAAGAAGGTGAATTTCACGGCCGAATATGGCGCGATGGCCGAGAAGGTCGCCGCCACGCTCATGATCTCGGTTGAGCGTGCCCAGCTGTTCCTCGATGCGCGCGCGGCGATGTACCCGGTCGCCGAGCAATGGAAGGCCGCCATCCGCGAGGAGGTGAAGCAGAACGGTGTCGTCCGGACCATGGGCGGCGCTGTGCGCCATCTGGGCGACATCCTGCAGAACGGCACCAGCTTCGAGAAGAGCAAGGCCGAGCGCCAGGCTGTCAACTTCAAGGTGCAGGGCCCGGCCGGCGAGCAGACGAAGCTTGCAGAAGGTCGCATGTGGCGCGACAACCTGTCGTACGACTTCGACGCGATCTGTTACGGGCCGATTCACGATGAAGTGGTCTGGTCGGTGATGCTGGAAGACCTGTACGAGTTTCTGCCGCGCTGCCATGCGGCGATGACGGCGCCGTACGCCAACATGGACCTCGAGGTGGTGTCCACCATCTCGTTCGGCCCGAACTTCTACCGCCAGACCGAGATCGGCCCGTACCCGACCCGTGAGGCGATCGAGGCCGGCATGCTGGAGATGCATCTGCAGATGGTCGCCCGCGGCGAGACCACGTGGGAGCAGTCGTGGATTTCGAATGATGAACAATGGAAGGAGGCAGCATGAAGGCAGCAGTAACGAAGGACGAAGTGTTCACCCTGACCGTCGGCGACGTGAAGTTTGCAGACATGCGCGCCGTGTCGCGATGGGAAGGCCTGACGAAGCTGCAGAACGGCCGCGGCGAGGCGCTGGTCGTGTCAGGTCTCGGCGACGGCCGCAGCTTCGGCGCCGCGTTCGACACGATCTTCGGCGGCATCTTCCGCACCGGAGACCAGACTGACGAGGCTGGCGTGCTGATCGTGATGGGCTCGCCGTGCCTGCTCGCGCAGATGAGGGAGAAAATATGAGGGACCTTGTCGCACTGGCGGTCGCCCGAACCTTGGGCGTCTCGTCGAAGATGATCTTCGGCTGGGAGCTGAACGCGCTGCAGCGCGGCATTCGCGGTGCACCGGGCATGCTGGAGACGCAGTTACAGGTTCACCTGTTCAGCGACCTAGAGATGCTGCGCCGGCTCCAGAACGGCGAGCGGCGCGGCAGCTGGGCGCTACACGGCGTTAGCGCGGAGGCGGGCGGTCCGCTGGATGTTCCAGCGCGACTCGATGTCGTGCTCCTGTACGGTAAGGAGACGCAGCACATCTTCAAGGCGCTGGCGCAGCAGATGGTTTACCGCAAACCGGCGAAGCGCCGGAAATAACAACCCCGCCCGGCCGCCGCGCCGGGCACAACCCTGAAAGGAAATGCCGTGGGAATTTCTTACGAGGCCAAACTGATCGTCGGCCTGCCGCAGGACGAGATTGAGTGTGACGACGAAGACCGGCGCGAGGACCTGCTGGAGGAGCTGGACCGCGCGTCCAGCCATTACGATTGCGACAGCGACGCCCGGATTTCTGGCATCGAGATTGAGCATTCCGGCGATTACAGCTTCAAGGAGATCACGCTCGACTGGGCAAAAATTGAAGCGGCCAAGGCTCGATTCCGCGAGCTGACTGGTCAGGAAGGCAGGCTGTACCTCTCACTGCACAGCAGCTGATTACAAAACCACCCTGAAAGGCAAGCATGAAACGAGAAATCACCATCACCATCGACGGCCCGGCAGGCGCCGGCAAGACCACGCTGGCGCGCTACCTAGCCACCGACTTGAAGATCCGCCACGGCGTGCAGGTCAAACTGATCGACGACGGCAACCGCCCTGTGTCGGTCCCGGACGTGCACGAAACGCTGGAAAACTACTTCGACGCCAACGTCACCATCATCGTGGAGCAAAAATAATGCCGGAGGCGACACCGAAACGCTTGACCTTAGAGCAGCTGAAATCGTGGCTTGATTACTGCCCCGACACCGGCGTGTTCACGTGGCGGTGTCGCCGCGGCCGGCAGGCGGCTGGCAGTATTGCTGGCCGGCCGCACAAGTCGGAAGGCGGCAAGCTGTATTGGGCTGTCCGCGTCGGGGGCGAGCAGATCCTTGCGCATCGATTGGCATGGTTCTATGTGGCGGGGCGCTGGCCTTCAGCTGAAATCGATCACGAGGACGGCAACGGCCAGAACAACAGCTTTGTCAATCTGAAGGAAGCGACACGCCTCAGTAACAGCAAGAATCTGTCACTTCACCGGAAGTCTCGGACCGGAGTGACAGGCGTCCGGCCCCGACCAGGAGGTCGTTTTGAAGCCGCGATCTTCTGTAACGGGCAGCATCATCACCTGGGCATGCATGACACATTCGACGCGGCAGTTGCCGCGCGTCGAAAGGCTGAGCAGGACCTTAATTTTCATCCACACCACGGGAACCTCCCGCAATCTGAAAGAAGAAGATGACCTTCAAACCTCTCCTGGCCGTCGAGGCCGACTTCGACATCCTGACCTACCCTAAGCTGGCCAGCATTAAGCTGGACGGCATCCGCTGCGTCATCGTCGACGGTCAGGCCGTGACGCGCAGCCTGAAGCCGATCCCGAACGCGCACATCCGCGGCATCCTGTCGCGTGCCGAGCTGGACGGCCTGGACGGCGAGATTCTGTGCGCTGAGCCGACCGACCCGGACTGCTACCGGAAGACCAACAGCGCCGTCATGGGGCGCGACGGCGAGCCGGAATTCACCTTCTACGTGTTCGACAAACACGACGAGGCGGCTGACTTCCGCGAGCGTCTCGGCCGTGCCCACGACCTAGTGCAACGTCTCGGCGGCTGCCTCCTGCTGCTGGAACACACTGTCGTCACCTGCAAGGAGGAACTTGACGAGTTCGAGCAGCAGGCTGTTGATGCTGGCCACGAAGGCATCATGCTGCGCTGCCCGCAGGGCCGATATAAGCAGGGCCGCTCGACAGCGAAAGAGCAGATCCTGCTTAAGGTGAAGCGTTTCGTTGATGGCGAGGCCGAGGTGATCGGCGTGCAGGAGGAGATGGCCAACATGAACGAAGCGACGAAGAACGCCTTGGGCCAGACCGAGCGCTCGTCACATGCTGCCGGCAAGGTGGGCAAGGGTACGATGGGCGCGCTGCTGGTGCGTGACCTGATGACCGGCGTCGAATTTTCGATCGGTAGCGGCTTCACCCGGGCCGATCGCGAGGCGGGTTGGCCGGTCGGCACGCTCGTGAAGTACAAGTCGTTCCCGGTCGGCGTGAAGGACAAGCCGCGCTTTCCGATTTTTCTCGGTCTCCGCTCGCGCGAAGACATGGCAGCCTAACCATTACCGAAAGACGAATAACATGGAAGACAACTACCTGAACCTCCTGCGCGAGATCCTCGCCAAGGGCATCCGCCAGTCCAACCGCACCGGCATCGACACCCTGACGCTGCCCGGCGCCATGCTGCGCTTCGACCTGCGCGAAGGCTTCCCGGCCCTCACCACGAAGAAGCTGTTCTTCGATAGCGTCAAGGGCGAGCTGATCGGCTTCCTGCGCGGCGCCACGTCGGCGGCCGACTTTCGCGCGCTGGGCTGCCGGATCTGGGACCAGAACGCGAACGAGAACAAGGCGTGGCTGGCGTCGCCGTATCGCCAGGGCGAGGATGACCTGGGGCGCCTCGGCTACAGCTTCGGCTGGCGCCACTACGGTGCGACTGACGCATGGCGCAACGAGCAGGGCCCTGTCGACTACGCCGGTGTCGACCAGATCGCCGCCGCTCTCGACACGTTGCGCCGCGATCCGCACAGCCGCCGCATCCTCGTCAACGCCTGGAATCCGGCCGACGTCAACGCTGGCATGGCCGCGCTGCCGCCGTGCCACGTGCTGTTCCAGCTGCTGCCGCACGTCGACGACAAGGTGCTGCACATGACGATGTACCAGCGCAGCGCTGACATGTTCCTCGGCGTGCCCTTCAACATCGCGTCCTACGCCTTGCTGCTGGAGCTGTTCGCGGCGTGGAGCGGCTACCGCGCTGGCACGCTCACGATGTTCTTCGCTGATGCCCACATCTACGAGAACCACATCGATCAGGTGCACGAGCAGCTGGCGCGCGAGCCGTATCCGCTGCCTCGGCTGGGGCTGAGCATCCCGGGCGCCACGACGCGCTCGCTGGATGATCTGCTCGGGCTGCTGGAGCCGGAAGACATCTGGCTGAACGACTATCAATCCCACCCGGCGATCAAAGCGCCGATGGCCGTATGAGCGCCCGGACCTATCTCGACGACGTCGAGGAGCAGCTGGTGCAGACGCAGCGCAAACTGCGGGACCTGAAGGCCAAGGTGCAGGACCCTTGGCTGGTGCGGGAACTCGAACTGCTTGAGGACCGCGTATTCAACGCCTTGAGCAAACTGGGAGACTGACATGGCAACAGTAGGACAACGCGGCAAGTGGGCTGAGAAGCAGGTAGCTGACTGGATGCGAAAACGTAGTGATGAGGAGGCTACCTATGCGTGGCTTCGGTACCCTGATGCACGGGCTGGATCCTTGCAGCCGGCACCGTCGGATTTTGAGGCGTCGCACCGCGGCGCGCACTTCAAGATCGAGGTCAAGGAGGTGAAGATCACGACCGTCTCCAGCCGGCGGCTGCCGGCGGCGAACTTCTCGGCCGACAAGGTAGCGCGCATGCGCAAGTGGCATCTGGCTGGTGATGAGTGCTGGGTGGTGGTCTGCCACCTGACCGAGGGGCGCGGAGGCGTGCGCGAGTGGCGCCTCATACCGGCCGCGCACTTCTACGAGCGGCAACCCTCTTGGGACCTGCTGCCTTATCAGGCCTATCGCAAGGTCGACGATGTGATGATCCAGCTGTTTCCCTGATTGTTGCTGAAAGGCTACAAAAGCCCTGCAGACTGGAAAGTTTGCAGGGCTTTTGCTATTCTTCAGTTTCCATGAAGGGAATCGATGATGGAGAGAAACTTTACATATCTGGTCGGTCAGGTGTTCGGGCGCCTTACGGTGCAGTCTGTGGGTCGGCGCGGTAATCGGCACATTGCGAATTGCCTCTGCTCCTGTGGCCGCGAGAAGCCGGTGCTGGTGTACGGTCTGCTGCGAGGAACAAAGTCCTGCGGATGCCTGACAGCGGAAGCTGTCCGTGCACGCAGAACGATCCACGGAGCCACAGCGTCTGGCAGCTCTGAGGCCGAGCGACGCACCCACTATGTCTGGATGGGCATGTGGGAACGCTGCACCAACCCGAACAATAAGCGGCACCACGTCTACGGCGCCAGAGGGATTACGGTCGATCCGGCCTGGCAAACGTATCAACAGTTCGTCGCGGATATGGGGCTATGCCCGAAAGGCTACAGCATTGAGCGCGAGCGCAACGACGAAGGTTACAGCAAAGACAACTGCTATTGGCTGCCGAGAGCCAGGCAGTCGCTGAACCGGCAGGACTCTATTCGGATCAGGTATCTAGGCCAGGAGTGGTGTCTGAAGATGCTGTGTGCGCACCTGGAGAGGCCTTACTTAAAAACCTATAAACGTTACGTGATGCGCGGCTGGGATTTGGCGCGCGCACTGGACCTCACGAAAGAAAACACCCATGACCTTGTACGTATTGAATGACCTACACCTCGGCGCTCAGCGAAGCGCTGGGACCACACCGGCTACAGCGTACCAGCTGCGGCAATATCTGCTCGATGGTACGCGCGAAATGCTCGAGCAGATCAACGGCGATCTGCTGATCAACGGCGATCTGTTCGACGGCCCGGACATCCCGCGCAGTGACCTGCTGGAAGCCGTACGCATGTTCAGCGCGTGGATTGAGCGCGATGTCGGCGACCTGTTTCTCGCGAACGGAAATCACGACGTCGATCGCAACAGCACGCGCCTGTCGTCCTTCCAGTTCTTCGCGCAGTTGCTGTGCGGCCTGTATCCGGAGCGTGTTGCGCACATCACGGAAGGCACATATCTCGATCAGCATGACGCTTACGTGCTGCCGCATGTGCCGAATCAGGATCTGGCGAACCTGGAGCTGGCCAAGGTGCCGCCGTGCCGAGCACTGTTCGTGCACATGAATTACGACAACCAGTTTGCGGTCGAGATGGACCACAGCCTGAACCTGTCGAAGGAAGTGGCCGAGCAGCTGCCAGTCGAGTACATCATCTTCGGGCATGAGCACCAAGCCCGCACAGAGCTGGGCGGCAAGGTCGTGATTGTCGGAAACCAGATCAGCTCTAGCATCAGCGACTGCCTTGGGCCGGCCCAGAAATACCGCCTCGAGTTGGCGCCCAGCGGCCTGAAGTTCCACCAGACTTGGGACGCCGAGGGCACGTTTTCTCAGCAGGACTGGCGCGACCTCGAGGACGAGGGTCAGTTTGTTAGGGTCACCGGCACGGCCACGGCCGAGGAAGCCGACAAGGTCGTGTCGGCGCTGGGTCGCTTCCGGCGCGAGGCCGCCGCGCTGGTCATCACCAACGCGGTGAAGATCGAGGGCGTCGTCGACGGCGAGGCGCTGCAGATGTCGCACGAGGACGTCACGTCGTTCAACGTGATGGAAGCACTGCGCGAATACCTTGGGCCCGTGGACGCGGCCGAGGTCGACCAGATCATGAAAGAGGAGGATGCGCAATGACGCAGCTGCTTTATCGCTGCCGCGCCTGCGGCGAGCAGTTCACCCGCGGGGCTGCTGCAGAATTTGGGTACTCACTGCGCAGGCACGCCGCAGGTAACGCCCTGTACGCAGTCCACGTCTGCTGCGAGAACCTGCAGCACGGACTTGCCGATCTGATCGGCGAACGCAAACCCCTGGAGCAGAACAATGCTTAAGAAAATCACCCTGTCCCACTTCCGCCAGCACCTCGACCGTACGTTTGAATTCGGTCCGGGGCTGAACGCTATTCGCGGCGAAGTCGAGGCTGGAAAAACCACCATCACCGAAGGCTTCAACTACCTCGTGTTCGGCGTCGGCGCGCTGCGTGAGCGTCTGGAAGACATCGTTACCTACCACCAGCCGGTGTCGAAGCTGCGTGTCGACGGCGAGATTGAGCATCTGGGCGTCGTCTACAAGGCGCACCGGGCCAAGTCGGGCGCCGAGGTCAGCGCCGGCGGCAAGGTGCTGGTCACCGGCCAGCGCGAGGTGACGAAATTCTTCGAGCGCCTGTTCGGCACGTCGGCCGACATGGCCGGCAAGCTGATGTTCGCGTCGCAGAAGTCGCTGGCTGAGTCGCTCAAGGCGGGCCCGACCGAGGCCGGCCGCATGATCGAGGACCTGGCCAACTTCGACCTGATCGATCGCGTGGCGGACGCCATCGCAGCGCGGCGCCAGACCGGCAACACAGCCGGTGTCGAGGGCCGCATCGCGGCGCTGCAGGCGCAGCTGGTGGAGGAGCCGGCCGAAGACCTTGCGCCGCTGCGTGCCGAGGTCGAGCAGGCCCAGGCTGCCGTGACCGGCGCCGAGCAGGAACTGACGGCGCTGCGCGCCTCGCGTGCCGAGCTGAACATCGAGCAGGCGAAGCAGATCGAGCAGCGCAAGGTGCAGCTGGACCGCACGATCGAGGAAGCCACGTTCGAGATCGACGAGATCGACCGCGCACTGGCGCGGCCGGCCGTGCTGGGCCCGTCCGAGAGGGAACTTGCGGTGGCGCGCGCGGCGGTGGAAGAGGAGAAGCTCTACAGCCGCGCGGCCGCGCTGCACGCCGAGCTGGCGCGCACTGACACTGCTGAGATGTGGGACGAGTCGCTTGAAGCGCTGGAAGCGGAGATCGAGACGGTGCAGTTACGCATTGCGCTCGAAGGTCAAAATGTCAACAGCAGCGCGCAATCGATGATGGACCTGGAGCGCCAGCATGCGGCGGCTGTGCGTGAGAGTGACGTTAAGGTCGCCCAGCTGGAGGGCCGCCTGATCAAGGAGACAACCTGTGCGCTGTGCCAGAAGGATCTGGCCGACGTGCCGGAAGTGGCGCGCACGAACAACGAGCTGCAGATCCAGATCAACGCGGTCAAGCTGGCGGCGGTCACCTCCGGCACTGCGCATCGTGAACGCTGGGACGAGCTGGAGGCTGAGCGCCGGACGGCCATGGGCAACTTGCGCGAACAGCAGCAATACCTGAAGGATCTGCAGGACGTCATCGCCGTCAACGCCAAGGTCGAGCAGCTGTACGCTCGCGCCACGGACTTTATCGCGGTCGACCGCAGCGGCGTCCCGGGCCGCTGGACGTGGACCGGCCCGGCCATCTCGACCGAGCGCCCGGACGTCGCTGGCGCGCTGGCGAAGCTGGAGCGCGATCTGCGCGCCGCGACGGTGGACCTCGCCATGCGCACCGAGAAGTATTCCCAGCGCGACCGCCTGAAGGCGCGCCGCGACACTGATATCGTCGAGCGTAACGGCCTGCAGCTGCAGGACGCGCTGGAGACGCTTACGATGGCGGCGGACCTGGATCAGAAGATTCGTGACGTCGCCGCGCAGCTGTTCAGCCACCAGTCGGTGCTGCAGCGCCTGCAGGCGGACATCAACACCCGGGAAGCCCTTGCGGCGCAGGCCGCGCGCCAGCTGGAGCAGACGCGCCAGCAACTGGCCGCCGCGCAGGCCGAGCTGGCCGCGATGCAGCGCTACAACCTGCTGATCAAGAAAGTGCGCGCGGCGCGGCCGGTCATCACGAACAAGCTGTGGAACATCGTGCTGGGTGGTGTCTCGAAGCATCTGTCCGAGATCCGCGACACGCCGTCGACGATCACGCGTGCCGACGGCACATTCAAGTGCAACGGCTTCCCGGTCTCGGGCCTGTCCGGCTCGGCCGAGGACATGCTGGGCCTGGCCATGCGCATCACATTGACTCGCACTTTCCTCCCGGGCGCGAACATGCTGCACCTGGACGAGCCGGGCAGTGCGTGTTCCGATGCGCGCGAGACGCGCATGCTGGGCCTGCTCTCGAAATTGGACTTCGGCCAGATCGTCATGATCAGCCACAACCCGCTGGTCGACGCCGTCGCTGACCGCATCATCAACGTTTGAAGGAGAAGCACATGGAAATTTTCAACCACCCCGCCTGCACGCACACGATCGGCGCCCCATCCGACATGCAGGACGGCAGCTGTGACGCACTGCCGGTGCTGTATCACGAAAACGAGCATGGAGTGTTCGCCTGGTCGTTCTGGAAGCCGAGTGTCGAGGAACTGAGCGCGCTGAACGCAGGCGGCACCGTGGCGCTGGGCGTGCGCGCCGTGGGCCGGCAGCATCCAGTCGTCTCGATGGCCGTGGGAGCGCCGGTATGACGATCCGCAATTTCGACGGCTGGATCGAGCTGGACGCCTACTGCGAGAAGTATGGCGAGCGCAAGAACACGGTCCACAAGCGCGTGGCCGACGGCACCTGGGAACGCGGCGTCATCTACGCGTCGCCGTCCGGCAGCGTGACGTACGTGCACGAGGAGCGTGCCAAGGAATGGCTGGCGGCGCGACCGCCGAAGGGGGAGGGGGTGCAGGGTTAAAACAGTCTGCCAAATGTCCGAGCGAACTCGTACGGGCATTTGGCATTCTTGCGCAGGTTGCAGGGTCCGCAGGCGATGACGAGGTTAGAGACGGCGTGCTTTCCACCTTTCGACAGCGGGACGTAGTGGTCGACGTGGTATCCGGCAGTGCAGGGAATGCCGCACCAGTGGCATACCTTCGGTGCGGCGGCGACCCAGGCCGCAACAGCAGCCGTCGAATCGCCTCCAGCTTCCTGGGCGCGCCGGCGGGCTTTGTAGGTCATCGAGATGACTCTGCGCTTTTCAGGGTTCTCCGCAGCCCATCTCTTAGCGCGAGCTAGTGCCGCCTGACGGGCGGCAGTATTTGAGGCGTAGGCCGCGGTTATTCTGCTTTTGTTGGCTAATTCCCACTGTCGCTTCGATTTCTTTCTGGTCGGATCGGTCTGAGCAGCGAGTGTGCAATTTACGCACTGCCCATTGCTCGCGTACCGGACACTGCCCAGGCAGGTAGAGCAAACACTGCCAACAAACCGAACAGCACCGGTTAGCTTAGCTTTTTGCCTCTCTGTAAGTGGTTTGGGCGGTTTTGGTGGTAGAAGGGCGGCCTTTTCAGCCCGGAGCGAATTTGCTCTGGCTTTCTGTTCCGGAGTACGATTCTTGCTGCGGAACTTCAAGCACTCTGCACAGCTGCCGGTAGTCACATAGCGACTGGATATGTGGCCTTTCGGGCAGGGATTTCCGGTGAAATACTGAGAAGCCCCTGCGACCTTCGCCGCGCTTCTGGCTTCACGATTTCGCAAACGTTCAGTAGTCACTTTTTGTACTTTTCTTTTACGTCGCTCAGCGGAATAAAGTGCTCGTCAAACTGCCCGTTTTTGACGTTCCTCATCATCAGCAGACCGTGCCAATGTTTATTGCCCTGCGGGCCCAGATATTCTTCCTGTGCCTCGTAGCAGCTGCCGGCGATTACTGCTGTAATCTGCCTGCCGTCGGCGCAAAAGGCGGTCGCCATTTGGCGACCTTGTTGATGACCTGCCACCATGCTCATATGCCGCTTATTCAGCATAGCCTGGGCAGATGATGCCGGTCGGCCCATTGTACCGGAAACGAAATAATGGCTGAAACAAACCCCCTCGATTACAACAACCTCGAGGAAGGGGTACACCTCCCAACCGTAGTCGGAATATCTCAAATCCTCGGTAGAGATCGCCCCAGCGAGAAAAGGCTCACCCTGGATCGCACGATTAATGCGATTCTCGTGATTGCCCAAGGTCATCACCAGCCTCGGCCTGTAGATAGCGTGCTTGCTAGATAAGCGGCGCAGGTTGTACTCCCGCAGCGGCCCAAGCAGTGCTTCCATCGCCTGGTGCGTGGCCTCGACGTCGGCCCGGTAGCGGCGACCCTCAAAAGACAGCTTGCCGCGGTCGTAGCTGCTAAGTGACGGGACATCAGAGAAATCGCCAGCATGAACTACCACATCAGGCTTTTCGGCCACGATCATGCGACCGATACAGCGCAGGAATTCAAAATCCTGACCAGGCTTCACCTGCGTGTCCGGGATAAAGAGGATGTTCATTCAGTCGTCCGGAAAAGTGATGTGACCGTCGAACACGGTCCCGATCAGGATTGGCACCACCTCGATGGTGCCGTCCTCCTGGATCTGCGGCTCAAGGACGTACAGCTCCAGCGCGATACCAGTCTCCTGGCTTGCCATTGAAGGTCTCCTGCTGGCGCGCGTAGAATTCGCGCCAGCCTAGTGCTTGCTCGCGCCAGACGCGGCAGCTTGCGGCGTTGTGGATTTCTGCGGCGGCAAGGTCAGTAAAACGAATTCCGGAGGGTTCTCCGTCAGCGTCGCTGGCGGGTCCAGCAGGATCGCCAGACCACCCGGCGACGGCGACGCGCACGAAGCCAACAGGAACAGCAAACTCAGCATCCACGCGAGGTGGAATGAAACGTGGGATGTCAGCTTCAACGGTTTTCTCCTGGACGTAGATCTTCTGGATGCGGTCCTTGTAGACGGTCTGGACCTGCGTCACCGTCTGCACCTCGTGCTTGACGATGGTGACGACCTTGGCGGCCTTGGCGGCCTGCACGGCCGTCTCGTGGCGCGCCTCGTGCAGGGCTCCGGCGGCGTAGCTGGCGGCCGACAGCGCGGCGATGGCGCCCCAACGGGCCCAAGCCGGCACGACCATCGACAGGATGCTCACAGCACCCACCAGAAAACGGCAGCGGCGATGGCGCCGGCGGCAGCCAGCCCGATGTGAGCGCCGATCATGAAACAGGCGAAGAGGCTCATGCGATCTCCTTGATGGTCGCGACCGTCAAGTCGAGCCGGGACTGCAGCCCGAGGTCGCCGCCGTTCACGCGCTGGCTGACCAGTGCGTACTGGCCGCGATTGGATAGTTCGCTCAGGCCGTTGGTCTGCCAGAACCAGGCGAAGGCCATGAGGCCAATCTCCAGCTGTGCGACCTGATCCGGGCTCGCCGCAAGGTCGAGGCCCAGCGCCTTGCCGCACAGCCGGTAATTGCTGGCACCAGTCAGCTGGCCCGGGCCGCGGCCGCGAAAGCGCCAGCCATCGCCCGACTCGACCGAGCCGTTGCCCATCCGGTTGGCGTACGCCACGTTGGCGATCATCTGCTGGTTGGCCGGCTTCCCCAGGCTATCGATGCGGCCGTACATGGCTGCCTGCTCGGGCGTGAAGCGCTTCGGCCAGATCTTCCGCAGTGCATCAGCCGTGTAATTCAGGTTCTCGACCATGCGCGTAAAGCCGAGCGACTCGTGCAGCGCCTGGGCGATGAAGCTGCCCTGGTCCTGCAGCGTCTCAATCCCGAAACGGGGCATGATCTTGTTCAGTGCGGCGGCCGCGTCGATGGCGGTCGCCGGGCCGATGGTTCGGATGATGCGCTTGAGCGCTTCAGGCGTTACCGGCTTCATTGCTGGCTTTCAGCAGGCGGTAGCGCACGGCGACGCTCAGCACGATGCTGGTAATGACGACAGCGGCGCCCATGGCTTTGTAGATGTTGTCCGGCAGGTACTCCCGCAGCGCCGGCAGCTGCGCGGCGACGGCGCCCTTGATCTCGGCGGCGAACGGCAGAGCCGCCAGCAGGGTCACCTTGACCCACGTGAGCGCCTTCTTGGCCTCGGCCTTGACGGCATCCTTGAAGTTACGGAGATTCATTTGATTCCTCCTTCTTGGCGCGGCGCCGCGCCAGCCAGTTCTGCACCGCCTGCGTTTCGTAAAGCCGAATGCAGGACCATGCGAATGTCGTAATTGTTGTCAGTACCGTCATCACTTCAGGCAGCAGCCTGAACAGGCTGGCGACAAAGGTACCGACAACTGCCACATCAAGATGTGGCTTGACTGGTGCGATCGTTTCCCAGGCATGGAGCCAGGAGTGTTTGAGTTCTGCCAGGCTCATGTATGTCCCAAAGTTGATTAGAGGAATTTTATAGATTGGCGACAATGCCGTCCAGCAATAACCATGCCTGTGGTTAATTTCCGACAGGAAACTTCAGGGTGAGCTCCGCGCATAGGTCGCCCGGCGACAGCGTGCGGTCGTGCTCGACCCACGCTGTCGGCGGCGTTAGGCCGGCACGCGCCATCAGCGCGGCGGCCATCTCATAGATTTGGATCGAACCGCCGGAGCAGACGACCACCTTGCGCCAGTGGATGAAGGCCTTCACGCCAAGCAGGCTCTTCAGCCCGATCAGGACGAACGCGGCGAAGCCGTACGAGATCGGGCTGGCCAGCCAGTTGAAAGTCGCCTGCTCGATGCTGTCGCGCTCCAGTCCGGCCGGCGGCGCGAACACGTCGAACTTCCCAAGTTGTGACAGCGGATGCAGGGCGTTGCGCCCGCTGTTCAGGTCGGCCATGAACAGCCGGTCGTCCAGCCACACGGCCACACCGGTGTGCGTGTAGGGTGAATGGGTGAAGAGCGTCGTCAGGCGGCCCAGCAGACCGTGCACATCGCGCACGCCGATCAGGTCGCCAGTCTGGATTTTGCTGCGCGCGGTCTGGTAGTCCATAGTGCCCTCAGATGGATTCGACCTCGACGGTTGCCGAGGCGATGTTGAAGTAGGGGAGGGCCATGGCTGGCAGTTGCACCAGCTTGCCGTAGACCTGGTGATCGCGCTCGAGCGCAAGGTCCGTGTGCCCGGGGAACATGCTCACGAAGATCGGGTAGCGCAAACCGCTGGAGCGCAGGATCGACCACAACGTGGCGCGGTCGGCTGGCGCCAGCTTGGACAGTGGTAGGCTGATGCGACGGCTGATGGTCCCAGCATCGCTGATCAGGTCGCCGGCGTCGTTGCGCGCATTCTTGGTCGAGTCGACCGGCGTGGCGCTGGCGCCATAATCGAAGTTGATCGCTGGCTCCCAGTACAGGCCCGCCACCAGCTGCGAGACCTCGATGTATCCGACAAGGTTGTTGGTGTCCGTGATGTCGATCGCAAGTCCTGTGGCCTGCTGCGACGCCGGGATCCAGTGGCGTGCGCATGCGCCACCACCGAACGCGTAAGCGCTGGCAGCCTGCGCCGCGGTAAAGCCGCGCAGTGATACCGCCGGCGCCGGGCAGGCCAGCACAGCGCCGCTGTCGTAGCTGTAGGTCTGCCAGGTATCGATGTAGCCGGTCGGTCGTGTGGCCTGTGCGCCGGAGGTCGGGTAGTGGCTGCTGGCAGAAGCCCCTAGCTCAAGCTGCGCGCCCCATATGTAAAAGGTCTGCGGCGCCGCGGCCACTCCGACCCAGTACGTCCCAGAGGAGCCGGGCGTAAAGGTTCGGGAGATCCGCTGCAGCGTGGCGCTCGCTGCGATCGTGGAAGCGGACGATGGGACGGCGACGTTCGACGTCCCAAAGCCGATACTCACTGAACCCGACGAGGCGACCCAGCATGAGAACGTGTACGTCAGACCGGCGGTCAGGGCCACCGCGTAGCCCACGCCCGAATTGCCGGACGATACAACGACCTTGTCGACAGTCACGGTGCCATCTGGCGCCGTGTAGGTTGCGTCATTGGCTGTCACCGTCGCAGATCCGCCCCAGCGCGTACCCCAGTTCACGTGGTCGAACTGCGAGGAGAACGGCAGAAGATTTGTGACGGCTATCTCGTTCGTCGTGCGCACGCGCAGCGTGGCGGTCGGCGACAGGTTGCAGAAGGGTAAAGCCACTGCCTGGATCGGCTCGGCAGCCGCCCACACGGCTCGGACCGAAGCAAAAGTCCCGGCGACGGCGCGCCACACATCCGACTTGCGCTGACTTTGCAGATTGGTCACGCCGAAGTTCACCGCGGTGTACAGTGAGCTCAGGGTGGCACGGTCGATCGCGTTGTCGTGGATGACGCGGAGGTTGGGCATGGTAGTTCCGGCAGGAAAAATTTCCTACCGAAAATACCACAAGCCGGGCTGTTTGGCTATGTCGGCGTCAGGCCCCAGTAGATCGCGTCGACGTCATCCACCGTACCCGCTGCTGCCACCTGCTGCTTCAGCCACTGCGAGTACAGAAAATTGCTTTGGCCCTGATTTACCATCGCAGCGTAGAAGGCCTTCCAGTCGTCGAGAGTCTCGATCGGCACGAAGCTGTTGTCGGCCGCCTTCCATTTCCCGACCCAGCCCGGCGGAAAGTCACCCATCAGGGCTACGTAACCATTGACGCCGTCAATGTCGCCGCGGCTGAGCGCATCGCAGGCGATCGCCTTGTCCGCGTAGGTGAACGACGACGTGTTCGCGGCAAGCCGTGCCCGGTTGATCTCGGCAAGCCTTCGCGCCTTCGCAACGTCCAGATCTAGGTCAGCACTGTCTTCTAGTGCGTCCTGAACATACTGACCGACAAACGGCTCGTAGTTTTTCATCGCCGAATAAAAGCCGGGCATGGTGCCGTTTCTGGGGTCCGTCTGAAGATCCGAAAATGGAATATTTACACGGTATTGGCAGATTGGGTCTTTAACCGACACCCGGATATCCTGGTTAGCGTAAAAGCCTACCCATATTTCCCAGCGCGGCACGGGCTCACCCGGAGAGCAGATACCCTCAATTCGAAGGACGCGAAAGTAATTGCCTTTCGCCCCATTTGCGGCCGTGTGTTCCATTATAAGCGCCATGCTATACCCTCAACTGGTGAAATTAAATGCCTGGGGAGAAAGTTGAGCAACGTCCACAACCATCATCCCACCGCCCTGCTCGTTTCCGGACTGCGCATATTGCGTCGCGTTAGCGTCGTTTCGACCATTAACGGCCCCGTCGATTAGCTTTATCTGATAATAAATGGTCGACCCCTTGCGCTGGAAAACTCCAAGGTATCTTTCGTTTATGTATCCGGCCGGACTGACTGCACTCCAGGTCGCTTCATAGAATGGGGCGGCCACTCCAGTCGTTGTCGGCAGTGCTAGCGCGTAACTCACAGCTGCGCCATTGTTCCCGTTAGTCTCGACCGTAGCGACATCCTTCACGGATACGTTCTCGGCAGACGAGTCGTATATCAGGGTTCCGGTGGCCCCGAAAAGCTGGATACCGAATGTGCCGCCACCGCTGATGGGCCCATCTAACGAGAATAGATGGACCGTCGGGACCTTGTGCTGGCTTGTTTGCGATACGCAATACACATACACATTCTCACCGCCTGACGGATTTGCGCTAAGAAAACCAGAGCAAGCGTACCAGGCGTCGTCACTCGTCGAATCTGGCAGATACAGCAGGGCGATTCGATTCGTGTTGTTTCTGGTAGTTGGGACTGTATAGGCTTTCTTAAACACAAATCCCGCCGGGCCGGTCACATAAGAAACGTTGCCCTGCGCGACAGCCTGCGGATTGGTGAGAGTGGCGACATATTGAGGGACCGGATATGTGTAATCTATCAGGGAGTCGCCAGAGTCGCCGGTAATGGAGACGCCGTAAGTACCTGATGGGGTTACTTTTCTAGCGAAAATCTGAACATACGTGGTCGTCTGAATAACGGCTTGGCTATTGATAGCCCACGAAATTTTCGCATTACCCGCGCCATCGTTTGTAACCGTGATAATGTGCGTCCCGGTGCTGGATGCCACGAGGTAATAGAGATACCCGGCAGGGATGCTCGAATAGGTTTTACTCCCAGTCCCGCTAATGGAAAGCACCTCGATAAAAATCCCGGCCTTATTAGAGCCGTTCATTGCGACACTGCCGTCGGCTCGATATGTTTCAATCCCGAATGCCATAATCAGAGGGTAAGGTCGCCAATTTTGATTCGAAGAGAGCTGGAGCTGTCAAACACCTTAATCACGTTGTCACGGATCTCGGTGCGGCCGCCCGTCGCTGCCGTACGGAATACGCCACCTGAGGACAGTACGGACAACTTCGAGATGTCGACGACCGTGCCGGCGTTGGTGTTGGTAATCTGGCCGCTGAGATTCACACCGATCGTGGCGCCCACCGTCGCGTTATCGGCCGGCTTGTTGGCGCCGCCGACGTTCGCCCAGTTGTTGGACGACAGCGGGCCGAAGCGGACGTTCTTCAGGGTCCCGCCGACGGTGTTGAAGGCGCTATCGAAGAAGAGCTTCTGGCCGGGCGTCGCGGCCGCAGCCAGCACCGACGTATAGAACACCGTACCGTTCTTCAGGTATTTGACCGAGGAGCCATCGTAGACGACCGCAAAGACGTCGCCGATCGCCCAGGCCCCGAACAGGGTGGAGATGGCCGAACCATTCTCGTACACCCGGATGTTGGGGCTACCGCTAGTCGCCTCGAAGTAGATCGCGTAATCGAGGCTGGTGTAGGACGCGTCCGTAGTGGGGTCGCTGTTCAGGCCGAACATCAGGTAGCTGGTCGTGTCGGCAGCCACGACCGAAGCGTAAGCGCCACCCGTGAAGCTGTCCGCCGAATAGGCGTCGCCAAGCCATGCTGCCGTGCCGGAAGTCTTCGCCGCGGTGTTGCCGGTAACCGTCACGCCACTGCGGCCGATCAGGACCAGATCCGAGCTGGCATTGTCCGCCGGCTTGCCAGTACCGCTAATGCTCGACCACACGTTCACGTTCGCCGCCGGGATGCCGTTGACCGTGCCGGTGATGTTGCCGGAGAAGGCGACGTTGGTGCTGGGCTGGTACGGGTTTTCCGCCGCAAGTGTAGGCTTGACGAGCAGCGACTTGACCGCGCCGGTCGGGTTGACATCCTTGTCGACCGCGCGGTACGCCTGCACCCCGAAGGTCGTGTACATCGTAGCCGCAGCGCCGAACAGGATGAAAGCCCGCTTCGCCGCTGGCACCGTGTACACGGTTTCGGCGGCCGGCGTCGTGCCGAACGAATACGCCGCGCTGCTGGAGGACTGGTACACATAGACCAGAAAGCCGTCGATGTCGCCCTCGTTGCCGGACCAGCTCCACTCGAACGAGATGTCGGCCGCGCCGTCGCTTCGGAGCGTGTGGTCCACCGCCGTGCCGTCGGTCAGGACGGTCGGCGCCGTCACGGCCGCGCTGTTGCGGTCGTTCGACGAGTTGAAGTTCGTGGTGGCGGTGGCCACCGTCGACGCCGCTACGCCAGCCACAAGCGTGCCCGCCGGCGCGCCGACCGTCGCACTGTCGTCCGGCTTGCCCGAGCCAGTCACACCAGTCCACGTGGCGGTGGTCCCAAGACCAGCGCCGTCCGTCAGCTGGTTGGTGTTCGTGAAGTTGTTGCCCGCGGCCTGCCACGCGCCGCTCACCTTCTGGTAGAGGACCAGCGCGTCGGTCGCGAAATAGAAGTCGCCGTTGGCGCCAGTCGGCCGATTGGCCAGCAGACCCTGCGCCGTGTTGTTGCGGGTGGCGTCCAGCGCGCCCTGGTACCCAAGGCTGCCGATCGCCACCTGCGAGACGGTCTTCGTGTCCGTGTAGGTCAGGCCGTTGGATGTCAGCGTGACGGTCACCTGGACGCTGCTCGTACCCATGTTGGCGTACTGTAGCGTGGCGATCTTGCCGGTCGAGTCGATGGTGAGCGGGACGGTCGGCGACGTCGACCAGGCGAGCGTGCCGGAGACGACGAACGGCGTGGCCACGAGCGTGATCACCGACGGCGTGCCGACGCTGCCGTTCACGAGGACGACGTTGGCTGTGGTCGACAGATTGACGCCGCCGCGCGGCGCGAGCGTGCGTGGCGACTGCGCCTGCAGGCGGGTATCGAAATCGTTGACCGGTGCGACCATCAGACCATCACTCCTACGGTGGTGCGCCCGGCGGCCCAGTTCGTGGTCATCGAGACCACGATACCGACTACGCCACCGGCGAGGTTGTATCGGGGGTGTGCCAACGTGACGACCTGGCCAAGGGTCAGCTGCATCAGCGAGGCGAAGCCGTCGAACTGGTACGTCGTGCGCGGCACCTTGCGCAGGTTCAGCCGCCGCTGTGCCTCCGCGCTGGCGTCGGTGCGGCGCACCAGCACCGTGTCTTCCTGCGTCGGCTCGGCAGTGAGTTTATACAGTGTCTTGGTGGAAACGTCCACCGCTGTTGCTTTTTGGTATGGTGTGCCCATCAGTGCCAGCGCTTCGGCCGGCAGGCTGGTCTGCAGCCCGGTCTGGACCGTCTGGTTCGGGCAGAACGTAAGCAGTACCGAGGCCTGCACAAGTTCGCGCGCGGCCGGGTACAGGCTGTGCTCGACCATGTGCTGCGGCTTGATCGAGAAGGTCGCTTCCAGCCCCGTGAAATCAATCTGCTGCAGCTGGAGCAGGCCCGCGCGCGAGGTCGTCAGCTGGGCCTTCAGCGCGTTGGTGACCTGCTGCACCACGGACAGCGTGTTCGTGGTCCCGGTCACGCTGACCCCGACCGGCTGCGGATGCGCGGCATCGAACGCGTTGAAGTTGGTCAGGTCGATCTCGCTGTCCGTGAACTGGTTGCCGGGCACCCCATAGCTCTTCACGATGCGCTTGACGATGCTTGCCACGGTGCCGGCGTAGACACCGCCCGTGGCGTCGCCCTGCAGCGAGCACGTGATGGTGCCGGCCGGCGGACTGGAAAGGCGGAACGTGCCGAGCGTGCTGTTAATCGTAAGCGCCGCCCAGCCGATTGAATCGTTCGCGATCGGCACGCCGTTGTCGCGCACCTCGATCAGACCGTTGATCTGACCGTCGTGCACCTGGTACTGCCATGTGGTCTGGTCGATCAGCAGTGGCGTGATGTTGACGAGTTCGCCGAACGCCAGCGGCACGGTCGAACCCTGGCTGGATCCGGTGCCGCCGAGCAGGTGCTCGGTGATCGCGACGTTCAGCCGTTCCAATTTATCGCGGATTTTCAGATTGACCGACGTGCGCGACTTGGTCCCGATGTCCGCGGTAACGCCCGTCAGGACCGGTACGAAGTTGGCGCGCGGCCAGCGCACGTCGCCCAGCAGCACCGTGATGGGCCGATTGGTCCAGACGTACGTGAGCCAGGAGTCGAACGCGCCGTCATCGTTGGAGATGCCGATGTCGCCCACTGTCATCGAGGCGCTGCCGTCGATCGAGAGCTGCTCGGTCGTCTGGATGTCGGAAGCGATCAGGACGGCACGATACGGCTGGTTCGCCGGTACATCTGTCGCACGACTCACGAACGGCAGGGTCGACAGGTAGAACGTCGTGTCGACGCCACTCACACTGGCAACCGCTTCCACCAGCACCGTGCGAATGGAGGTCGGATCATCAAGCCATGCGGCAAACTGGGACGGTGTCAGGGTACTGCCGCCGTCCGGGCTGTCAAGGGTGGTATCGGGGTCGATCATCGAAGAGCCGCCTTATTCTGAGAAGTCCATGCCGCGGCGCGCGCCGCGTCTTTCACTGCATCGGTCACGTCCGCGCCCATGTCGGTGCCGGCCTGCATCGTAGCGGCAAGCTGGTTGTCGGATTGCGACTGCTGCTCATCGCGCAGGGTCGTGATCTGCTTGTTCAGCGTCGCCAGCTGGGCGACGATCTCTGCCGTTTGCGCCGTTGCTGCGGAATACGGGTCGACCGTAACCGCAGGGGCGACACTGGCGCTCGAGTTGCTGGCCGTGCCGACCTTGATGTGGTCCTTGTACTCGTCCGACTTCTTGAGCTCCTGCTCGATCGTCGACAGCGTCGAACCGCTCTGCATCTGCTGGACCCAGTAATCCAGGCCCGCCTGGTCTGCCGCGCGGCCCAGCACGTTCTGGTACAGCGCCGAGATCGCCGATGAGACGCTGGTCGTGTTGGTGTTGCCGATCGCGGTGCCGGCGTCCGTGCTGGGCGTGACCACCGTCGTCGCCGGCGTCTTGCCGATGTGGTCGGCGTACTCGGCCGAATTCTTGATGGCACCGATCACGTCCGTGAACGACACGCCGTTCTGCAGCTGCGTGTTCCAGAAATCGAGCCCGGCCTGATCCGGGTCGCGGCCCAGCAGTTCCTTGTAGAGCGACGACAGCGCCACAGTGTTCGTGCCGGAATCCTTGCCGCCGGCCATGATCACTGCAAGGTTGTTGATGGCCGAGGCGACCGACGTCACGCCGGTGTCGATCTTGACCAGCTGCGAGACCTGATCATGCAGCACCGACAGGCTCGTTTGCGCGATCTTGACCTGGCTGTCCGTCGTGTCGGCCATGCCCGTCATCGTCGAGACGACGCGCTGGTAGTCCGACTGGTAGGTGCTGTTGGACGCGTTGGCCGTCTTCGACGCCTGCAGGAAGGCCTGCGCAGCCGACTGCAGATTGCCCTGCGCGGCAGTGTCGCCGGCCTGGGCCTTCTGCAACGTGGTCTCGAACTGCGCGCGCGCCGCGCCGTATTGATCGGCCGGGTTCAGCGGCGACATGTTGCCGATCTGCAGGCCGTTGACGAAGCTGCGCAGCGACGTGCTGAGCGACTTCAGGCGGTCGATCGTGCTCTGGATCGCCGAGCTCTCGTTCTGGTATGCCGTCAGGAGGTCCTGCTTCGCCTGCGCGACCGCGCGTGCCTGCACCAGCTCGTCATACAGCTTCTGGTTCACCGGGTCCAGCTTCGCGCGCGCGGCCGCGTCCTTCTCGGCCTGCGACATGAGCAGGTCGTCGATCTGGTCCTGCAGGTCGGTGGCCACGTCGGTGACCGACTTGAACGCCTGGGCGATGCCCATCAGCTCGGTGTACGCCTGCGCGCCCGCGCTGCCCATCGCACCCATGGCGATGGTCAGGTCGGTGAACTTCTGGACGGCGTCAGCGCCCTGCGTGGACAGGCCGTACTTCGCGAGCGTCGGCTGGATCGCCGCGCTCGTCGCCGCGGTCTGCTGCGCCTTCGACATCATGTTCTCGAAGAACCAGCTCGCCTGGGACGTGAACTTGTCCAGCCCGCCGGCCATGTCGATCAGCTGCTCGCGCGCGGCGATCGAGGCCGTACCGACCTCGGCGTACGTGGTGCCGAACGACTTGAACACGGCGTCGATCGTGGCGTAGTCGTTGGCCACGCGCGTGAGCGTCTGCAGGTAGCCCTCACCAGCCTGCTGGAACTGCTCAAGCCCGCCGAATGCCGCCTGCGCCATCTGGTCGCCCAGCTTCGAGAACACGGCCGCGACCTTGGCCTGCGCGTCGGCGCTGGACAGCCCCTTCAGGTCGATCTTGCCGATGTCGATGACGAAGCCGTTGAGCTTGTCCTTGAAGTCGGCGCCATCCACGCCCAGCAGGCCGGCGGCCGCCGTGATGGCGTCGCCCATGCCCGTGATCACGCGCGTGATCTGCAGATTCGCCTCAGCACCCAGCGGAGCCGTCTTCGTGTCGAGGCTGGAGCTGCGGAACCAGCCACCGCTCGTCTTGACGTCGGCATACGACATGGCGCTGGCGCCGCCGGCGGCGACCTGGCCCAGCGTGGACCGGTCCATCGTGAAGCCCGAAGCCTCGACGGTCTGCTTGCCACCGAAGACAGCGTTACCGATCTTGCTGACCAGGCTGTTGATCACCGGGATCTTGTTTACGGCGAACGACGCCAACCCCAGCACCGGATCGCCATAAGCCAGCGAACCGAGCGCGGACATGCCGCCGGACGCAAGCGTCGTGCCCAGCCCGTTGTTGGTGTTGAGGTGCACATCCGGATCGGTGATCTCGGAATTTTGCAGCAGCTGCGAGACGAAGCCCTTGATGTTCGAATCGATCGAGCGCAGCGACGCCAGCATGCTCTGCGCGACGATCAGATTGTTGTAGGTGTTCTTCTCGACTAGGTCGAGCGACTTGGCGTTCGACTCGCTCTTCGCGTCGCGATCACCCAGCACCGTGCCGGTCGCATTCTGCTGCTCTTTCTCGGCCTGCGTCTGCCCACCGCCATTGAAGCCGCCAGTCAGTTTGATGCCCAGCGCCACGAGGGCGGCCATCGTCGCCGCGCCAGCCGCAAGGTTTGCCGGGAACGGTAGCGACGCGATCGAACGCGCCACGGCAGTGATGCCCCACGCGGTGCCGGAGGCGCCGGCGTTGGCCACGTCAACCGCGGTCGCGGTCGTGCCGGACGCCATCTTGAGGCCGTCGCCGGCGACCGTCTGCGTGACCTCGGCGGCCTTGAAGAGGGTCTTCTTGATGAAGGACTCCGCGGCCATGGCCAGCTCGACCGCGCGGTACGCCTTCTCGGTCGTCGCCAGGATCTTGTAGCCCTTCGAATTCTGGTCGAAGAAGCCCTTCGCCGCGCCGGCCATATTGCCGTAGGCGTTGATCTGCGCGGTGGCCATGTCATCGGCAGCCTTCTTCTTGGCGTCAGCGCCGCCGTCGCTCTCTTCCAGCTGCTTTTGGATATCCTGCACGCGCGCGTCGTACGTGGCGGCCGTGGTAATCAGACCACCCAGCGCGGCGCCGCCCTTGCCGAATGCGTCGGTCAGGGACTGGGCGATGGCGTTGCCGATGTCGATGCCGACGTTACGCAGCGCCGTCATCTCAGCCTGAATCTCCTTCAGCTTCGCGGCTGCCGCCTTCAGTTTCACCGGGTCGTCGCCAGCGTCGTCCTTGGCGACTGCGTAGTCCTCCTGCAGCTGCGGCAACGAGGACTCGAGCAGTGACTTGCGGTCGAGAATCGCCCCGATCGCGCCGCCCACGCCCGGGCCGGCGTGGTTGCGGATGTCGGCCAGCTTGGTCTTCAGGATCTGCAGGTCCTTGTCCAGGTCCGCCATGTCCATCTTGAAGATGGCGCTCTTCTCGCCCTCGACGCGCATCTGCTCAAGGAAGTTGCGGTACCGGATCAGGCCGTCCCGGTACTTGCCATTGTCCGCGCTCTCGATATCCAGGTTCAGGCGATCCAGCACGTTGCTGTACTTGGCCTCCCATTCAAGGTTGAACGAGTCCTGAAGCTGCCCCTGGCTCTCTAGCGACTTGGCGCGGTACTGAAGCTCCTCGCCCGACATGCGATCGAATAGATCCTTAGTCGAACGTGTTGCTGCTGCCTTATCGTCGATGATCTGCTGGCGCGCCGTGGTCTCGGCGTTGGCGTACTTCTGGCGCTGGGCCTCGGTGATCGCGGTCGACTTCTGGCGCTGCGCCACCTCGATAGCCTTCTCGTCCAGCGCCAGCTTGATGGCCAGCTCGCGATTGATCAGCTGCAGATCGCCCAGCTCGCCGCGCTTATTCTGCGACTTCAGGTCGTCGATTTGCGACTTCGCCTGCATCTGCTTCAGGCGCAGGTCTTCCTGCATCTCCTCGATTGCGGCGCGCGCGCTGTCGCGATTCACCTCCGGACGCGACTGCAGCATCGAATTGCGCTGGTCCTGCAACTGCTTGAGATCGACGCTCAGGCGCTCGACCCGCTTCAGCTCATCCTCCGGACGCACTTCCTTCAGGCTCGAGTCCGTGATCTGGGCGGCGATGTCGGCGGCTTTCGCCGAGATCGCGCGCGCGGCCGCGTTCTTCTGGTAGAAATCACCGGCCGTGTTGGTCTGCATGCCCTCGCTGTAGAACTTTTCGAGGTTGGCCTCCAGCTGGGCCTTGGCGTCCTGCACGCGCTTGGCGGCCGCAGCCGGGTCGCGCACCTTCTCGGCGCGCTCCTGCTGCTCCAGCAAACCAGCCAGCGTGGCCTTGGCCTCGCGGTAATTCGCGGCCAGGCGCTCGCTGCCGTAAATCGAACTGGTCGTGATGCCGTTGATGCCGGTTGAGTGCGTGGTCGGGTTGAGCAGCTCCTTCGGATTGATATTCTTGGCACGCGCCTGATTTTCCAGCTCTGTCACACGCGCGCGGGCCGCGTCGATATCCGTCGGCGCGGGGGCGCCCTGTGGCATGTAGCGGTTGTTACGCTCATCCCACAACTTGTTCGCCTTCTGCAACTGCTCGATCTCGCGGTCCAGTGCCTCGTGGATCACGTGCAGCGAATTCGACAGCTTCTCGCTCGCGCGGTCAGCTTCGCTCGTGTTGTCGCGGAACAGCAGCCAGGCGGCGGCGGCCACGCCGACGGCGATACCGACGGCGCCCAGCACCGGCAGGATGGCGGCTTCCCACGTGGCCGTTGCGGCCGTCGAGGCTTCAGTCGCGGCCGTCTGGGCGGCAACCGCGGTAGCGACCTGCGCGGACGAGGCGCCCAGCCCAAGGTTCGCGGTCGTCACTGCGCCGATCGCCGCGGCTTCCGCAACCTGCGCCGACGTCAGCGCCATGCTGGCGGTCACGGCAGCCTTGATGAACTCGATCGTCGGGCCTAGCGCGCGCAGCGCCACATAGCCGGTCGCAAGCATCGTCACGACGTCAAGGTTCTCCACCAGCACGCCGGTCAGGCGCGCGACGTTGGTCGAGAAGTTACGCAGGCCGTTCGAAGCCGTGCCGCCGTCCTTGAATGCGTCGCCCAGCGTCAGGGCGATGTGCTGGATGAAGGGCGACGCCTCCTGGAAGGAGCGCACGAACGAATTCTGGACCACGACACCCAGGCGCTGGAAGCCGCCGGTCGTGTCGTCTTCGAGCTGACGCACCACGCCGGCCATAAAGCCGGTGGCCGTGGCGGCCTCCTCGGTCTTCTGCTTGAAGTCCTTGATGTTGTCCAGCGCAAGCTGCGCCGACTTGACGCCGCGCACCGTGAAGATGCTGCCGAGCAGATCGACCTTGGCGCTATCGGTGAAGCCTGCCATCGCGCCGCGCAGTTCTTCGAGCAGTTGGGTCAGCGGCTTGAGCGCGCCGGACGCCGTCTGCGTTTCGACACCCAGATCCTTCAACGCACGCTTGCCCTTGTCGGTCGGCTCGTACAGGCCGGTCAGCATGTTCGTCAGGGACGTGCCGGCGGCCCCGCCGGTGACGTTGATCTTGGCCAGCAGGCCCAGCATCGCGGCGGTTTCCTCGATCGAGACCTTGAATAGCGATGCGACCGTCGACGCCTGTTTCATCGACTCGGTCATGGCCAGCACGGACGTGTTCGAGTTCGCCGCGGTCACAGCGAAGATATCGGCGATGCGGCCGGCTTCGCTGAAGCCCAGACCGAATGCGCTGGCCGCACCGGTGGCCGCCAGCGCGGCCTGGCCGACCGACATTTCGCCCACGGTAGCAAGGTCGAGAATCGCAGGCAGCACCTGCAGCGACTGCGCGGCGTTCAGGCCGTTCTGCGCCAGCATGCGCATCGCGTTCGCGCCCTCGGTCAGCGAGCGCAGCGAGCCGTCTGACACGGACAGGAACTGGTCGAGGTTGACGCTGCTCTTCGTCAGTGCCAGCACGTTGGTCAGCTGATGCTCAACCTCGGCGCCAACGGACACGACGTTCTTCAGTGCGGCCGCGATAGCTGCACCAGCCGCCAGCGGCACGAGCGAACCGTACGTCAACCACAGCCCGCCAAGCGAGCCGGCCAGGCCGCGTGCAAGGCTGTGGGCCTCGTTCATTGCGTGGCTGTGGTCAGTGACGGCAGCCGCCGAATTGCGTACAGCCGGCACTAGAGCCTCGTGCGCGGCGCGCAGGGCATTGATGTCGGCGCTGGCCGCCGCGCTGCCGAAGCGCGTGGCGGCGCCTTCCGGGCTGGAGCCGGGCTGTTGCAGATACGTCTGCACCTCGCCGGCGCGGCGCAGCTGCGCCGCCGGGTTGGCGTTCAGGAAGCTGGCGTTCAGGCCGCGCTGACGCTCGGCAGCCTGCTCAGCCTCGACGGCCTCGCGCAGCTGCGCGGCGATGCGCCGGCCCGCGGAACGCACCTCGCTCTCGGACGGCAGACCCAGCAGCGTGCGCGCGTCGACCGTCGACGCGGAGCGTGCACGCAGATTCTCGGCCGTGACGGATTCGCGGATCTGCGCCGCGATCTGCTGGCCGGCAGCACGTGCCTCGGCCTGCGACGGCAAACCCAGCAGAGCACGAGGATCGACCGACGACGCGGAGCGTGCGCGCAGGTTCTCCTGCTCGACGGACGTGCGCATCTGGACCGCCAGCTGACTGGCGAAGCCGCGCATGACGTTCTCCGACGGGAGGCCGAGCAGCGCGCGCGGGTCGACAACAGGTGCGGCCTTTTCGGCCTCCACACCGGCACGCAGCTGCGCGGCGATCTGGCGGCCAATCGACCGCGACGACTCCTCGCTCGGCAGGCCGAGGAGCGCGCGGGCGTCGATGGGCGAGGCCGACTTAACGCGCAGCGCGGCGTCGCGCGCGGCG